TTTGCATGACGCATACTTCGCTTTGTCGTCCGCGCTGGCGTTCGGGTAGGTCCATTCTGGCGGAACCCACATAATCGGCAATCCAGCAAGATCGCGCTCGATGCCGATGGCCTCAATCTCTTGGATGCGCTTCTTGAAGTAATAGGGGACGTAACAATTGCGCAGCAGCGACACGCCCTCGGGCGAGTTCTTCGCCAGCCGCGTCGTGATGTGGATGCACTTTGCGAGCGGGACGCGCAGCAGCGGGCCACCGGTCGGAAGCAACTGGATCAGCGCCGTTGCGTCGCCGCTTTCGTCGAAGTCCCAGCGCAGAAGCGTTTCCTGCGCGCGCGGTGCGAACTTACGCCATCCGATCAGCCCGTCGTCAAAGGCTGAGTCGCGCATCGGGTTCTTTGACGGTCCAGACCGGCGCTTATAAACGATCTCGTTCACAGCCCAGCCGTACTGCATGAAGCCAAGCAAGTCGGAAATGATCTCCGGCCAAGTCTGCTCCATGTCGCCGAAGCAGCTTTCGACGAACTCAGCAGCCTCGGCACTCTCCGGCGTCTCGTCTGCCGGGTGCATGTTGAACTTCACGCCACGCAGCAGGCTTTCAATCGCAAAGAATATCGCGCCGATGACGGGATCGTTGTCCCGCATCTCGCGGAACATGCGGATGCCGCGCCATCCTATGAGATCGGAAAGCCATTCGGCTCTTACATATCCGGAAAACTGGCGCAGGCCCGTTGCACCGTATTCGATCATAGGGCTTGGCGTGGCGGTCGACGTCGCACCACTCGGCGAAGACGATGCCGTCACCGTTGGCCTATTGCTCGGACGTGCGCTCTTCCCCCGCGTGGCCATTAGTTCACCGCTTCGCCGCGCATATAGGCGACGATCCACTCCGATATGCCAGCCTCATTTTCTTCGCGGATTGTCTGCCATGGCATCTCGACGGTGATGACCTTGTCGTCCATGACGATGCCGAACTTCACGACGCCTTTCGCTATGGACGCGGCAATCTTGCCTGCCGGATCGGCCGCCACCTTCTCGCCACGCGAAACAGCCTTCATGATGGCTGCAATCTTGTCGGCCTGCTCCTTAATCTTGGCGAGCGGCGAAGCGGATGTCGTCATGTTCCAACCTTCTCGCGCTCGGCACCGTTGCTTTCGAGCCAGATGAACTCGCCCTCGGGACCGACGGGGAAATGCTTGCGGCAAGTGCTGCAGAACGTGCCGCTGTAGAACTTCGGATCGCGGGCGTATGTCTCGGCAAGCGCGCGGCCCATCGTTGTTACGTGTCCGCATTTCTCGTGACGGTATGAATCGCGCACCGGTCGCACGAACCCTTTGGAGCGCTCAGTCTCGGTCAGGACGATGTAGCCCTTCTGTTGTCCGCTCGCGGTGTGTTCGGTGTGGCTCCAATCCTCCGGGACGGGTGAGCCATCGGTTAGCTGAATTGCGGACTTGTCGACAGGGACAGATGCCGCCGCCTCGCGCTTGGCAGCATCCAGAGCGTTTCTTGCCACTGTAACCGAGTTCTGCGCTGCAGCGGCTTGATGCGCGAGGCTCGTGGCTTGCTCAACGGCATGGTCATAGTTCAATTGCGCCTGTTCAAGCGGCGTGCCCATGCCTCGGCCTCCTATTCATTCGATCCGAACCCGAAAAACCCGCCATCGCCGCCCGCCGTCCTGAAGCTGAACGGATTTTCCCGGTGGAATTCGTCAGCGTCGATCACAACACGGGACATAGCATCATCCGGGGGCTCAAGGTAAGTCAGAACAAAGCCGTCGGCGTGGTCCGGGCTCGGGACGCCTCGCTTAGCAAGTTGGTCTTTGCGCTCTATCACGATTTTCCCCTTCTCGTTCCTGAAGTAGCGCACGACGGACAACTCTCCGGCCAGCTTATCAGATTCCGGGTCTCCAGATGGCAGGGCGACAAGCTCGTCGAGAGGATGTCTGCACCCTTCCTTGCCGCCGCTCCGGATAAACTGGACGTGCTCGTGCGTGCGCTGGAACGCCTGCCGCGGAAGCCACCAGAGCTCCGCCTTCAGGTTTCCGAACTTCTGCTGGCTGGTCTTGCCGTCCGGCCACATGCGCGTCGTGGGAACGTCGCCGGTGTTTACTGGGACGCGGATGACGCCCTTGCCGGGCCGCGCGGTGCCCTCGGCGTCGGGCTCAGCGCTCTTGGTGAGGATCGAAAGAACGCCCTTGCCGACGCCCGGTTCGTCAAAATTGAGAAGCTTGGAGCCAGCCGCATCGCACTCTTCCAGCATCCAGTATGCGGTGTCCGTCGTGTCGGGGTCAGTGCGGCTGCGGGGTGGAAGGACAATGACGCCGAACCGGTGCACCACGACAGACCGCGCCTTGCCTGCCCCGACGTCCCCGCCCGTGATCCCCATATTCGCGCGGACGATATCCGGCTCCAAGGTGAGAAGGGCTTGCGCAGATTGGACCCATGCTGCGGGGATGCACACGCCGTCGAGGGATGCCGTATCGTCGATTTCGTACTCCGCAGCCCAATCGGCTGGCTCCATGTTGGAGCGCTTGGCCGCGACCCACTCCGGCGTCTTGCGCGGGTCGGAACTGTAGTGGAAGCGGAACACCTGATCGGCCGGCAGGCTGCGCTTCTTGCGATAGAAGAACGTCCCCATGCCGTTCGAGGATGACGCCCAAAGGATGCAATCGGCGTTGCCTGAGACAGCGCGGGCGACCTTGTTGGTGTGGCGGACGAATGCGGCCTCGTCGACAACGAACAGGCTCGATCGCCCGCCGCGTCCCATGTCATCACCGGCCTGGCCAGCGATCGTCGCCCCTGTCTCGGGATTGGCAAGCCGCATCATGTTGGAGTGCCGCGACCAGTTGAAACCCTTCGGCAGCATCCACAGCGGCAGGCGGCGTAAGATTATGCGGATCTTCTCGAATATGCTGTCAGGATCGTCGAGGACGTCCACAAGATCGGCCTCGCGGGAGCCGAACGTCGCCTTGAAGCCGGGCGTGAACAGCCAGCGGTGGAGGCATACCCCTGCCACCACATAGGTGAAGCCGATGTCTCGGGACTTGTCGACGGCGCCTTCCTGCTGGTTTTCGATGAGCCGTTCGACCCATTCGACGAGTTCGATCTGTCGCGGGAACAGGCGGAACGGCACATAGCCGTCGCGGCGCTGGCCTGTCTCAGGATCCACGGTGACAGCCAGGCGCGGGTCGTAGGTCCAAACCCAGTTCTCGAACCAGTGTAAGATATCACCGGCACAGCGGGCCTTTTCATCCTCGAATGATGCGCGCTCGCCTTGTTCGGATAGGAAGCGCTGTTCGGCGGCATAGGCGGCTTTCCGCCCCTCGACCTGCCGTATCTCCTCGTCAATCAGCGCGAGGAGTGTTCGCTTCGTCTTCGGTTTCTTCAGCCACGCTGGAATCTCCGGTAACGGCCGCGCGGAAGGCCTTGAGATTGTCGACGTTGCCGCCGAACGCTGCGACGATTCCTGCAAGCTGATCCTCGTCTACCGTGTTTTCAATCTTGCGGCGGAAGCCACGCTGTCCGCCCTTGAGTTCAGCGTACCAGCGGGAGGTCGTCATGTCGCCCGCATCCATCGCCTTGCCGATGTTGGTCTCGGCCACGTCGAGGGTGGTTTCCTCGATATCGCGGATCACGGCTTGGAGGTACGGGCTGCGGTCGACGCGGTCCTGAACGGCCTGCCGCGTCATGCCGAGGACCACCGCTGCTTGGGACTTGATGCCCTTGTGTGCGCGCAGCGCTGCCTCAAATTCCTGTTCGGTCGCGAGTGTCATGCGTCAAGGCTTGTAAAGATTTCCGACAGTCGGATGTAAGATTTCTGCGGGTTCATGGTGTAAGATTACAGGGGCTGTCCGGTCTGCACAAGCCGCAGTGACGCCGTGGTCGCATCTTGTATTTTGCGCTGCGTGACGAGGTTCTGCGCTTCTGAAATGCACTCGTCACAGATGAAGACCATGTCGGGGCCAGCGATCAGCATGTAGACCTCTTCCCTTGGTTTCCCGCAGAAAGAGCACCAGCGCGCTGCGTTGAAGCCGCGGCGCTTCATGGCTTTATCGCCTCAAACTTCACCGCCGCGAACCTCGCCAGCTTAGAGCACGCCTTGCACAGGACGAATGGGTTTCCAGCGACAGTTGCCTTGAGTTCGGCTTTGCTGCGGCAGGGGGAGTTGTTGCAGCGTTCGTGCGTCATTCTCTGACCTAGCGCTTCGCTTCGGCTGGCTGTGAGGGCGGGGGTGGCTCGATCTCTCTCGCGAACACCTTGCCGCGAATGAGCACTTCGGGAACTGCCATAACCTTGGGTCCGCTCCAGTAATCTGGGTCACGACGCGATAGAGACTTTAGCGTCACCACGCTTTCTTGACCCTCCGCACCCAAGTATACGCCTTCAATTTCGTAGAAGGAGTGGCGGCCAAAAACGGTGTCTTCTTGAAAAACAATATCGCCCGGCTTCATTCGTAAAGTCCTTTCATCAGTTTATCCCCACTCCAGGCACGGCCTGTCCGCCCTGTCTCGCACGCTCACGCCTCTGCATGAGGTCTTGGAACTCGGCCTGCTTGTGCCACACGAATGTGAAGCGGGCGCGCTCGAAGTGGGGCATGGCGGCATTCTCGCGGAAGTCGTTCTCGATAGATGCGCGGATTTCCGGCTTGCTCAGGAACTCGTGCAGCGTGAGATTTTCGTAGTGGTGGCGGCAGACCACGACACCAAGCGCACAGCGGACACCGGCATAGCCGCGGTTCCGCGACATCGGATGCGTCGGCACGATCAGCACGGGAAGGATTACAGCCTCTTTGCCGCATCCAGGGATTTCGCAGTCTGTGTGGGTGGTCACGTGATCACGCCTCCGCAGTATCCACAGTGGCTTTTCACGTTGCCAAGGGGCTTTCGACATTGGCACGTCGGCTGCTGGTCGATGGCTACCAATGGAGCGCCAAATAGGGGCTCATCATCAACAAGGTGATGGCCGCACGATGCGCAGTAGTTCCAAGATTTTTCCACCTTCTTGTCGCAGCGGTCGCATCGAGACAGTGCGTCAAAGAAATTATTCAGCCTCTCGTCATTTGTCAGAGGCGGCGGCCGAACGCAATCGCTTTTGTGCGCGATCTCGCGGCCATACCCGGCCCTCTCACCGCAATACAGGCACCTCACGCTCATTTTCTCACCATAAGTTCGGCATGCCATTCGTTGCCGCATTGGTCACAATGGTGCTTATTTTCGATGACGCATTTCTCGGGTCGGCCTAAGAAATCTAACCCAATGAATTCTGTCGCAGGCCGGATTTTTTGCGGATCAGAGTTACCGCATTTCGGGCAGAATATCGTCACTTCGCACCCGCTCTTTTCTTCTTCCTGAAGTTCTTGATTGCTGCACGGTTCTGATCCCGCCGGCGCACGCAACATGGGCAGTTGGGATCGAAAACGGGGGAGGCTGTCTCGTCGGATTTGGTTTTGCTCGTGCCGTTCGCTTGGGTAGACCGCGGGGGGCGGACTGAACCGGTACTCCTACTCGGCGCAGCGGGCTCACGGCCGATCCTCGCTGCATCTTTCGGCTCTACCCCCATCTGGGATGCCCGTTCGGGCAAATTCTTCACAGCCTTCGCCCCAGGACACGGCTGCGTCGACCAGTGCGAGGTTGAACAGCGGAAGCATGTCGGAGGCTTTGGCATGGGCTGTAAGATTTCACGTCAAGTGTAAGATTGCAACCATCATCCCGCCGGCACCTCCGGGAAGGTGTTGGGGGCGGTCACGGGATCAAATCCTCGCAATTGTCGCCAAGCCTCTGAAGCCGTGCGATCAGCGTTCCGACCGCGTCATCCTTCATGCGCAACGCAGCATCGGTCTTGAACCGAGCCTCGCGCTCAGACTCGATCTCCCGTGTAAGGGCGCTGATGTGGTCGAGGAGGGCGATGATGATTTCGGGATGCAGTCCGGCGATATGCGCGGCGGTATCGGTTGCCAGTTGCGGGATCAGTGTTGGTTCTAGAACAGCAAGCGAGTGACCGTTTTCGTCCCATATCTGGGCTTGATCGCAATGCTTAGCCTCGCCTTCCTGCGGCGAGAACGTCCACGGTGAATGCTTCGCAGCGTCAGCACGCTCGCGCAATTCGATAAGCAGCGCGGCCAGTCGCTCGGGTGGGAGAAGGCCGGTCATTTGCGCTCTCCACCGATACGGCAGACTTCGGTGAGGGCGGCGTAAAGTTCGGTCAGAAGATCGTCAGGAAATATTGTGTTGCCATCCTGATCTTCGCCACCACTAACACCTTCGGCAAAATGGATGGCGCTTTCAATTGCTCGCTTGATCGCTCCCTGATCCGTCGGGGCGGATGGTGCGGGTGGGGCTGCGGCGAGCATGGCTTCGAGCGCCGCCTGCACAACAACTCGAATGTTAACTCGCAATTCCGAGCGTTCGCGATGATCTGCTGTTGGGCTGGTCACTCTCCAAAATTCATGCTCGATCCATTCATTCTTGAAAGCCAGCCATCGATATTCTCTGAAAGCAGGCTTGAGCGCCTCTAATACTGCAGACATCGCAACCTGCCGCATCGCCTCTGTCGTCTCTTTCGGAACGAGCACCCATCCTTCTGGCACTCTCGCCTCCTGCGCGGACTCAAGGTCTTTGATGCGGGCGCGTAGGCGGTCAATGGCTGATAGCAGCTTGCCGTTCGAGAAATGCGCTTCGGCTTCGTGCGTGTGAAACCGGCCCTCGTTCTCTTCCATGTAAGCCACGCGGTCTTTGTGCCAAGCCCGGATGCGTTCGACCTCGGCGTCGGATACTTCCTCGCTCATCCCGTCCTCCCGATGTGGCGCTCGCGTTCACCGACGCTTTCGCGATGGTCCATGCCTTCACACGACGCAGTCATCGGTGAGAAGCATGGCCTTGAAACCCAGCCGCACGAACAGACATGAACGACGCCATCTTCGCGGACTTCATTGTGGCCCTTGTGTTCCATCTCTCTACTTCCTCTCTGCGGGGCGGGATTGCTTGAGGGCTCGGATAGCTTGGCCAATGCGCCGCTGCATCTCTTCAGGTGTGGTGTGGATCGCATTCGGATGCTCCCGCGCCCACGCTTTGTAGACCGCCTTGCTCTCAGCGATGTCCGCCGCCTCCTCCAGCACCGCGTCCCGCTCGCCGGTTGGGGTGCGCGGGCCTCCGATGATGGCATTCGGGTCGTAGCCTTCGAGCGACGTTCGGATATCGTGTAGGTATTGCTCTTGATCGGGCGCGAGCTTTTTTGTGGCCGCTGCGATCAACGCACGGATCGCTTCCCGGCCTTCTTCCGTCAGCGGCTTGTCGCCATGAACAATAACGCCGTCAACGTTCGTCGCGTGCTTCGGCGCATCTGGGCTCTCTTCTGCCCGCTTGCCGGTTGCTATGTCAGCAGCAGCTTCGTTGTAACAAGCGCCGCAGAAGTTATCGAAATAGACCTGATGCAGTTCGCACAGATACTTCGCAGGCCGCTCGCCGGTTGCGGGGGAGGGTGTGGCGGACAGGGCGCGGATAGCTTGTGCGATTTGTTTCTGAACGGATTCAGCAGCGTCATCTGTGGCTTCGTTGACCTCCGCATTCTCGTACATCGGAAGCACCCAGCCAAATTCCTCCGCACACGATGCCGCCATCTCGAACGCAAGGCCCAGCACCGCCTCCATTCTATCTTCCACACTCGCATCGCCCCTGGCATTACAAGCCTCTATGGCGCGCTGGGTGAGTTCGTGGGTCATGGCGTGTCCAGCAATTTCTCGCCCTTGGCGTCTGGATTCTTGAGCCGGTGCGGATTTGCAGCGCGCCATTCGGAAACGCGTGTAATCATGCGGTTTACGGCATCGATCTGCTCCTGATCGCAGCCGAGTTCGATGCACCGATTGCGATAGGCTGGAAGCGTGTCCGCGAATGCCGTGTCCTTCGTGAGGAACACGACGTATTCATCCTCTGGGAGGATGCTGCCGTCCTTGGCCTTGACGATCACGCCGAAGAATTTTGCGTCGAGTTTCATGTCGCTTCCTCCAAATCTGCATTGATATCCCGCGCGTTTGACGGCGCTGGCCGGAATGTGTTGCGGGAGCGTAGTGGCCTCTTCGCCCTATGCGTTCCGATGTGCTTGGCGCGCTTGTGTGAGACGTCGGTTTTCTCTGCGATGTCGGCTGCGTTCTTTTCGGGGAGGCAGTTGCAGCAGGTGCAGCAGAGGTTGGATTCGGCGTTTCTGCCGCCGTTAATCAGCGCAATTCGGTGTTCTAGCGTCCATCTCTCTCCGGCCCGGATCAGGCGCGTACAAAGATGGCAACGGCCTCCCTCTCGGTCGAAGACGCGCAGCCTGACCCGAGGAGGCACTTTTGTATCGTCAGTCTTTCCAACCCATTCAGGGACGCTACGGCTCATGACAGCCATCCCCACGACCGTCCAGTTGCGATATGGCTTATTGCCATCTGGCAAACATCAAATTGCTTTGCGATTTTATGCTGCGGAATGGCCCCAAGTAGCTTCCGAATCTGCCGAACCTGTTTTGGGGTAAGTTTTGAACTCGGGTTCTTTACACCGATGGTGACGGTGCCGTGAACGAGCTTGTCTGCAGCGTTTTCCTTTGGAGACGCCCAGCGCACATGGTTTGGAGCGCAGCACAGCAGATGGCCCTTGCCGCATGTGTGTGCTGCATGATGCCGAGGGGATGGCTTTGGGCCGTGCGCCCTTTCGCATACATAAACGTGCACGCCAATCGCCCGGCCATCGACATGATAAACGCCGTAGCCCTTGCTGTTATTTCCGAAGGGCCAGCGCAGGCACTCCTGCCCGGTATACGGAAGAACGACGCTCTCTATGAAATCTCTGCACTTTGAACGTGGAGGCGGTCCGCTTTTGAGCGGGTCGCCATACCTGGCTAAGCGCTTGGCGTGGGACGAGCAGAGGCCATGGCAATCGTGTCTCTTGCCGCACCCGGCAATTGAGCATGTCCGCCCATAGGGGCTGTCGATCATGTCGACGGCGTGGGTCATGCGGCGGCCTTCGGGAAGGGAAATTGCCGGACGCGCAAATCGGCCGGCCACTCGTCCATGTCGCCGCCCTTCTTGTCTTTGAGGCGGATGCGGACCGGTGCGCCTTGCGCTTCGTCTAGGCATCCGTCTGGATTGTGTTCAAGCTGCGCGAACTCGTCAGTCAGCGGCCACTCGGTATCGTCGCAGCCTTCAAAGCCCGCGTCGTTACGGTCGCGGACGTTTGACCCCATCTGCTTCACAAAACAGGCGACGCCTTGCTTGCGGCACCGTCGAACGATCTTCCTTGCCCAGGCTGCATAGAACGGACGCGCGCCCGGTCCGCTTTCGCCGCCGACAATCACCTGATGGATGCCGGAGAGATCGCCAAGCTCGACCTCTTCGATAAGCGGTTCGACCGACAGGAAGCGAACAGCGGCAGGGGTATTCTGTAGGAGAGGCTTGCGCTCGTCCGCGCGCTCTTGGTCTTCGATGCTTGTGCCGAGCCAAACATTGGGGAGTGGTAATGGCTCGTCTTGAAAGCGCCGAATGCACCCTTCGCTGTCAACATCCTCGCCCATAAAAAAGCTGATTGCTTGCTCGATCTGGTGACGCCAAGGTTTGCCGTCGTTCCAAACCCAATCGCCGTCGAGCATTTTGCCAAGCGCAACAGATATCAGCATCGCGCGCTCTTCATTCTCAAAATGCTCCCGCATCCTCTCCGGCCGTTTGGTCAAAATCTGAAACGTATGCTGCGGGCAGAGCGCCATTACCGCGAATACGCGGTCTATCGCCTCGTCTGGCAAATCCTCGTGGAATAGATCACTCGTAGAGTTGACGAAAATCCGCCGAGGCTTCTTCCAGCCGAGTGGCACCTTCAGCATGTCTTCGATCAGTTCGACCTTACCGGTCCAGCGATGATCGCCACCCTTCATCGTCGCAAAGCCATGGCCCCACATCCCGGGCTGAGAGAACCGCGCGGCCATCACTTCGGCATAGCAGTTCACGCATCCGGGAGATTTACGCGTGCACCCGCGAACCGGATTCCACGTCATTTCGGTCCACTGAATCGATGTTTTACCCATCGCCATAAATCTCTTCCGCTGTGTCTCGGATGGGCTTGTCGGCGGGCATGGGCTACTCCGCTGCGTGCTGTTGTGGCTGGACGGCGAGTTCGCAGGCGGCTTCCCAACTCTTGCGTTCGCCGTCGTCGGTCAGCTCGTCCAGGATCGTTGCGCGCAGGTCTGGAACGTCCGCGATCGCTGTGCGCCTGAGAACGTCGAAGCCTCGCGTCAGCGGTTCGGACATGGGCGCCGGCGCATCGGTAGCCTTGCGTCGCTTTCCGGTCTTCTGTGGTTCAGCAGAAACCGGTTCACCGACTGGGATTGGCTCGCCCTCTGAAACGGTGATCGGCTGCATGGGCGTCTCTGACGGTGCCGGAAGCTGGGCGGCGTTATCAGCGTGGAAGCCTTTGCCCTTATTTCCAGTGAGCCGGTCCTTGAGGTTGGTCGCTGGCGTAATGTCCTTCGCGGACGCCGCCTTCGCGTACTCCTCGAACTCGTCCTTGTCGTACCAGCCCATCAGGATTTCGGGATAGTACTTGCGGCACCAGTCGCGGACGGTGTCGTACCAGAGCTGTTGATCCGGCTTCGTCAGCCAGAGCGGGGAGCCTTTGATCTTGCCATCATCGTTCTTGCCGCGTGCTTCCTTGAGCTTCCCGATGGTCGGACTCTCGTGGATAAGCGGCTCGGTCTCGCCGACCGGGATGCCGGAGACGGTACAGGTGCGGGCGTCGCCTTCTCCGACATAGACGGGACGCAGCCGACCCTTGATCGGAGCATGGGCTTCGATGATCGCGTGGATGACGGCCGAGTCGTAGGCAATTGTCTCGACGTTTTCCCATTTGCCATCGACCTTGGTCGACTTGACCATCGAGTAGGAATGTTCTGCGAGCGCGAACGGATCAAAGCCGAACCGCAGCGCCTTCGTGCAGATTGCGAGACACGCCCCAGGATTGCCGCGCAGATGAACCGGCACCGCCGCGCCGCTCACTGCCATGAGCTTTGCGAATTCCATCAGCTCCATCATCGTCTTGAACTGGACGCCGCCGAAGCCCATCGAGACTTCGGTTGCACCAGCCGCAACGCGGTCAATCTTTCCTTCGATCTTGTCGATATCCATTGTTGATCCTCAGCAATCGTTGATTTGTAGGGTTGCGCGGTAGGTTGTGAGTTGCTCAGCAAAATCAGCCTGAAAATGCTCAGCTATTGGCTGCTGGCCGACGCCAACAATGATCGTGTGCCCACAACCGCGACATTCCCAGAGGTCGCCGCTCCAAAGTTTGTACGGCTTCCACTTTTCAGGCTCTAGCGTTCCACGGGCCGCGCCATTCTCGGTCGGCATTCCTTCAACGAAGATGTAGCCATTCTGTGCGGGCTTGTAGAACTGCTGGCAGGTTGTGCAGATTGGTTTCATCTTTCATCCCGTCGCCAGATAGTCCGCTTCCGATGGCCCATCCATCAGCGGGCGTTCGATTTCACGTTTGAGGAAGTCGCGCCGGAACTCGGCGTCCTTCTTTGCCCATTCGGTTATGTGGACTGGCCGCGCGTCGCGCTGCGTGCCGCCTGCGCCAAACCAGATGCCGGTTTCAAGGCACCATGCGAAGGTGTCGAGCGCGACGCGGATGTCCTTCTCCGCAAGGCCGATGTCCTCGTTAATCAGTGTCAGCGTATCGACGCTGTGCGGGTCATCGTTCTCCACGAAGCAGAACGAGAAACTTTCCATGTCGCGGCCGAGCACTTCGCGGACGCCCATGCCGGTTAATGCGCCCTGCATGTCGTAGCGATATTTCGACACGTCTCGGTCAAGGTCGTAACCAATCGCGGCCGTCGTCTTGAGGTCGCAGAAGTCGCCGCTGTCGTTCGGGATCGCGTCCGGCCGGGCCTTGAGCCAGATCCCCGTCGTCTTGTCCTTCCAGATAATCGACTTCTCGATATCGCCGTTCAGGATTCCTGCCTGCACCATCGGATCATCGGCCAAAGCGCGCGCCATGCCGCGGATTGCTTCGACCTGTGTCGGCGTCAGAACCGTGCGGCCAGCCTTTTCCTGAGCTTTGAGCCATGCCTTGCAACTGATGTTGTTGCCATTCCATGCGCGGCCAGTGCCGTCCGGCGCTTCGTCCGGGCGCATGATGAAAAGCGTCGAGAAATCTTCCTCGCCCAAAAGCAAATGGTGCGCGGCCCGGCCCAGGATGAACGCCTCGGTCTCTTTGTCCGGCTTCCGGTTCGGATTGAGGTAGCTGGACTTCCAATAGTGCTTCGGGCTCTTGAGAAATATCTTGCGCAATCCGCTCGACGATATCGACGGCCCGACACAGCAATCGCCGTGATAAGACGCCATGCTGATATCGTAGATGCCTGGCCGGTCGATCTTGCTCATGCCGTCACCGCCCAGTGCCAGCAAGCCCCGCCACACGCGAACAGCGCTGCAAGGGTGAAGGCCCAATCTCCGAAGTCCATTTCGTGGAGCGTGCGAGCGACAACAGCGCGTAGGGTGCGATAGCTTGCGACGGTCGCACGACGAATCCGCTGTCCGGCTGTGGATCGGGGGATGTAGAGGGCGCGCGTGGTCATGCGGCCCTCGCGAATTCGCCGCAGTGCTCCGTGGCCGCTTTCACGTAGGCGGCATGAGCCTCTTCAGGGCTGTTGAAGACGCCGAGATACATGCTCTTGCGGTCAAACTTTATCGTCGCCTGCCATTTCCCCTGACGCTTGTTCCAGGTGACGCCTTTGTAACCACTGGTGTTCCTATTCCTATTCAGCGGCGTGTTGAGTCCGTTCTGCGATCGCGTGGCCAAGCGCAGGTTTTCAATCCGATTGTCCGCAGGATCGCAGTTTATGTGGTCCAGCATTCCAGCGGGCCAATCCCCAGTGTGGTAGAGCCATACGACGCGATGAGCTGAGAAGATGTGGCGGCGATAAACGATGCGGCGATGACCGCTCCGGAAAAAACTGCCAGCCGGCGTCTTGCCCGCTTCGCCGTTTATGATCCGATAGAGCAATCCTGTTTCCGGCTCGTACCAGAATAGCTCTTTGACGTGCTGGCGCAGGCAATCGTCAGCCTCTTGCCTCGAAATAAGTCGCTGCATCAGCAATCCTCCTCGCTGAGGCCGTCGCAGAGTTCGGCGTCGTTGATGGCGCTCACGACCGCGCGTTCTCTGATCGGAACGGACAGGAAAAAATGGAAGCCGCCGTCACAAGCGAACCATCCGCCGAGCAAACCGAAGAACATCGCGCACCACGCCATGTCCTCGTAGGCTGCGAAGGCGGCGCCGCAGATCGCGGCGACCGTGTATGCCAAGTGTGATGCTGGCCGATTGAGTGGCGGAATTGCGCGCCAGAGAGCGGTTCCCATCACGAAGCCTCCGTCGATTTGTCGTCGCCCATCCCCATCCCGTTCAGGAGCGAGATGCCGGTATCTGGGAGTTCGATTGCCGGAACGAATCCATCCAGCGTCGCCTGCAATTCGCAGGTAAGTTGCATCATGTTCGCGGTGCCGGAGAATCCGCGTTCATGAAGCCAAGACGCTGCGAGGTCGCGGGGCGAGACGGTCGTCATGACTGGGCTCCGGCGGCGGCGATAAATTTCGCATCGCGCTCATTTCGGCGGAGGGCCGAGGCATTGTGTTCTTCTTGGTATTGCGCTCGCGAGGATTTGAGCTGCTGCGCGAGAAGTTCAGCAACGTGCTTCGGACCCGAGAACACCGCGCCGGTCAGGTTCATGCGTGTTTCGCGGTCATAGTCCTCTTCCTTGTATGTCAGCGTATGCTCTGTGACTTTCGTCACTTCGGCCACTTTCCCGCGCCACGTCTCAGCGAAGACGATGAACTCGCCGACCTTTGGCTTTATGATGTTCGTTGCCATGATTATTCCGCTGCCTCCAACTGTTCCCGTTCCCGCCAAGCCCTGTTCCGCTCACCGGCCGCGCGCCATGAAGCGAGATCGGCTTCATCCTCTTCGGAGCGTGGCCACTTAATCGTTCGCGCCCATTGCGCTTTCATCGCGATATCGCGGTCTACGAACTGAGCATATTCGACACACCGCGCATCGAACCCGGCATCGCTCAGCCCCATGAATCCGCCGTCTTGCGCGAGGACATCGTGCAGAAGCTCGCTCATGTACCGCTTGCCTATAGCGGCATCGCCGTTCGCAGCGGCGCGAGAAATTGATAGTGCCGATTCAAATGTGCGGGCGCCGGTCATGGTTTGCGAGCCCAATCGGTTTCGCGCACGAACCGCGCAGTGATCAGCAGGCAAAGGCCGATGAAGATCGCAGCGCAGGCCCAGGGAAGCGGAAGGTATTCGAATACCGCCCAAAGCAGGGCGCCAATGACGCTAAACAAAACGGCAAGCACCACCGCAGTCACGGCGAACCCGACAGCGAAAACAAATGCCTTGTGCCGCCAAGTGTTCTCGCTCACGACACCGCCTCCGTCCCAGCGCGCCGCTCGGCGTCACTCGGTGTATGGGTGAGAAGGTCGGCGGGTAGCGGCGTAGGCTCTCCGTTGATGGCGCTGGCAATGCGGGCGGCGTGTTCGGCAGATTTCGTGAATATCGTTAGCTCGCAGCCGCCGGCCGATTTCAGCGACACCCAGCTAGAGCGATCCGTCGAGTCAGCCTCAGCACTTATCGGACTGTGAATGTCGATGGTGAAACGGTTCGGGCGCGCGGTCACGGCTTATCCCCTTCCGCGAGAATTGCGCGTGCTTCAAGGGCGTCCGCTACGCGTTTTAGGCTGATTGCTATTGAAACGATTGGCTGAATTTGTTGGTCGAATTTCTCGGTGCCGCCCTCGAATGGGGCATTCTTCTCGTTGGATATGCGCACCTCAGTGGCATCAATGCGGTCGAGACGTTCGATTTCTGCGATGAGGAGGGCTGCGGCCTTTACAAGGTTGCGGCGGTCATCTGTTGGCTTCCACCATTCTTCGTCCCAAGGCCACATCTTCTCGGCATACCCGGGAAACTTGCTGGCGATGGCGTAACAGGCAGCAGCACACGCCAACTCATCGTTGCCGTGCTCGTCGTCATGCTCGGCACTCCAGCCTTCTTGCTCAATCTGACGCTGGCGTTCGACCGCAACATCTGCGAGTGCATCCGCCCCCGTCGCCTCACGCAGCCGCGTAATTAATTCCGCAGTGTCGGTCATGATGTCCTCGCTACGATTTCGCCGGTTGCCTTGTCGCAAAGAACAAGCTCTACAAGCGGCCTCGGTTTTGGCCCGTTGAATCGCGCTTGGCAGACGCCACGCACCGGATCATTTCCGCTCGGAGTTGCTCCGCAGGCTGGGCAAGGAGCTTCCACGCTGTCGTCAAGATCGTCTGGGCAATAATCCGGTCTCATGGGGATTCCTCGGCGAGAAGGTATTGTTCTGGTACGTCGTCGCCGTCTTCGGTGCCGTAATAAGCGACGGCCTGTTCGCGTTCGCGCGGTGTCAACTCGCCGCCGCCATTCAGACGGCACCAGATGTCCAACCACTTTTCGTAGTCCGGCCATCCGTCTTCCGCGAGTTCGCAGACGTAATCTTGTTCGGTCATGCTATTCGCGTCGTCTCCAATGAACAGGCGGCGTTCCTCGCGAACGAAATCCTCGAACGCAGTCTTGCTATCGAATACGCCGCGATCCCGAGCCTCACGCAGCCGCGCTATCAATGCGTCATACTCGTGCATTAGCGCACCTCTACAACGTCGAAAACCATGTCAGCCTGTTTTGTACCGGCGAACTTTTCGCGCTTCCGTGCGGCAACCGCATCGGCGACATAGCGCTCCGCAATGCGCCACATGAGGCAGGGATCGGTACTAATCGCATTCGCATTGGTCACGTAGCGCGGTTTGCGCCAGCCCTTGCGTGTAACGCGGATTGCAAAACCTGCCATGTCACGTCACCGCCAGCGTTCTCAGCGGCCATGCTTCATCGACTGCTGCTATGGCCGCATCTGCCGTCGCAAAGGTCCGAACGCCGCCGAGCACGTCAGAACCGGCGTAGAGAGGCTTGCGGAGAAACTCAGTAGTGCCACGAATAGCCTGCCACGGGCGCTTTCTGCCGCCGCCATAGGCGTTGACCTCAACGCCGTCAGAGCGAAGCCAAACGCCGCTTTGCGTCTGACGCCAACCCGACCGCGCTATCAATGCGGAATGGTTTGTCATGGCTACACGCTCCATTCCGGGTTTTGATTCTGCGCTACGTCTCGCGCTTCACGTTCGCAGTCGCGCTTGCCGCAGGTATCGAGGCGGTCGAAATAGCGATCTTCGATCGGGCCCATGCTGTCACCGCAAACCCAGCAGAACCGCTCGCGTGATTTCGGCTTCGGTGTGTCACTCATGGCCGGGACTCCAGAGCGGCGTCGATTTCGACAAGCATGTGTCGCGGGAATTGCCACACATCTTTCGATCCCGGCTTCTTGCCGCTCGGTGCTACGTGTCCTTGCTCTGTCGAAACGTTGGCGAGCTCGCCGAACCGCTTTATCGCTTCCAACACCTCGCGCAACGCCTTCTCCCGCCCCAGTGCATCGCGTAGGGCGGTGGTCAGGAAAGGAATGTCGGTGCGGGCGTGTTCGAGAAATTGCCAATCTTCGCCGTCGGGAATGCGCGCAAAGTCCATGACGAAGCAGCAGACGATCTTGCCGACCGCATCGGCCGTCACCACGCCGTTGTCATTGAACTTCCACGGTCCCGGCGTCGCCGCATTAGCCCGCCCCTCTATCTCCTCCAGCCGCGCTATCAAGGAAGGAAGGGTCATGGCTCAGCGCTCCCCGCGAGTTGCTTTGCCTGCGCGGACGAGGTTGCCCGCCGCTTCCCAGCCCGCTGCATTCTTGGCGTTGTTCAGGCCGCGCGCCGTCACGATCATACCGGCGCGATGGCAGCGCTGTTCGAGCGCTTCGATGGCCGATAAAATCTCGTGCAATTCCGAGCCGCGCGCAGAATGCAATTTCAAGGCAGCGTTGCGACTCATGGCGTGCGGCCTTCCGCTTTGGCGATGGCGGCGCGGACGAGCTTGCCTTCGTGGCAAGCGTCCGTATCGCAGAGGTGGCGGAGCGCAGTCTTGCAAGCAGCGAGAAGGTCAGGAGCGGCGGCGATCAGGCGGGCGTTGGCAACATCCTCTTTGGTGAACGCTGCTGTCGCGCTCGGGAACCATGCACCGCGCGGCGGAAGATCGACGGCTACATTTCGAATGCCTTTCTGGTTGCTTCGCACAACTGCGCGCCAAGGCCCCGGCGTATGCCCCACGCCCCCGCCCACCCCATCCGTGCGGCTCAGTTGCTTGGTCATGTGGCGGACTTCTCGAAATTGCGTAGCGTGATCGGCTTCAGCTGCTTCTTCTTGAGCGATCCGCCAAAACCATATTTTGTCTGTGCTGCAGTCTTTGCGCGCCTAAGCTGCGTTCGCATCGCGGCGGTAAGCTTAGGCTTCGATACGGTCCGCTCGCTCATGGCCGCACCCGAGGCTCAAGACCGCTACGGCCAGCACCGCGCTCGGAAAACATCCAGAACATATCGAGGTACTGATCGACACATTGCTGATCGCCGTTCGAACGCCGGGCCGCGTCGCCAAGCTGGTCTATGTTCAGGCAGACAACCTTCGAAAAACGCTCGCGCGCACCGGGCTTTGTCCCGCCCACCCCATCCGTGAAGGGCGCGCTGCTCATGGCGACACATTTTTCGGGTCGAAGGCGTCGAAAGAAACGGCACTCGCATGACGCGCGATGAAAAGAACATCACAGACCCTCATATTCTCTGCCGGCGCGTAGCTCATCAACATATTGCGCATCATTTCTTCGACCTTCTGCGCTGCGGCCTGCCTGAGATTAAGATTGCTGTCGTTCATTATCCTGTCCTCTGCCAGTTTCCGTCGCGCAACTCGAAGCCTTGCTCGCGAGCTATGCGCAGCGCGTGTTTTGCCGTCGCCATATTGATCTCTTTCCGCCCTGTCTCCATGTCGATGAGGTGCGACGTGGCGTTCTTGCCAGTCCATCCCAACTCGTCGCACATGACGCCTGCTGACCAATCGAGATGATCGGTGCGGAGGCTGCGGAGTTGGGATGGATTGAGCATTTAAATGCGCTCCAATTTCGTCGGGTCGAAGATAACCCACCCGAGCGAGTTGTGGTTGGTCATGAAGCCCTTGTTGAAGTGTGTCCAGCGAATGAGACGAACCTGATCGCCGAGCCGAACAACCGCTTCGAGAACGTGAATGTCACCATCTCGAACCATGTCGTGCGACAGAGTGCGCCAGCCGTTCATGTGTTTGGCAAGATAGGCATAGGCGAGGTCTTTGTTTGCCTTCGTTGCCTTATCCGGGCCGTCGCCCATCAGCCACAATTCGTAGCGGGCTTCTTCTTGGGCCAACTCGTCAAAGTGGGCCCTCTCTTCTTTTGTGGCGGTCTTGGACATTTTTTTCTCCTGCCCCTCGGGGCGTTTTGAGCGCGGCAAAGCCGCTGTGTGATCAGAATATGCGCTTCGGGGTGTAAGATTGCAAGGGGTGCGACAGTCAGTTTTTCAGCCAGTAGGGCAGGCCGGCGCCGGCCTGATTTGGCCTTTCCTGGCCCTGGCGCAACCGCTGGCGCCCATTTCCGGCCATCACCTCCTCCACGCTGCGCCGGCCGATTCGCGCCGCAAGCTTGTTCAGGGCGTCATGGAGAGGTTTGGGCATGGCCGTTTCCTTTCAGGTTTGCGAGTTGGCGTGTGACTTCTGGTGGGACGCGCGATCCGGGTGATCCTGGCTCCGGGCCCCATTGTGGATTCCATGTGCGCGCCGGCGCGTCGGTGAGGCCATGATAGACCTTCAGGCGGGCAAGCCATGTACTTGGCGCGACGAACTCGACGACATCAGCAAATCGCGGCGGCTTCGTGAAGTGGACGGCGTTCATGTACCACGTCTTCCATTTTCCGCCCCAAGATGATGTTTGTTCGTCGAGATTGCGGTGGCGGAATTCTTCGGCCTGCTGTTCGACCGCGGCGACGAGATCGGGACGCCGTTGTCCGCTCCACCATGCGACGGCGCGTTCTTTCGCGGCTGGATCTGGAAAGTTATCGGGGATGAATGCGGGCTCGCGCTTTTTCGCAATCCGCTTCTCTTTCAGAACGGCTTTCGCTGCCAAGGCGATCAGCCGCTTCATGCCTCCGTTATTTTTTATGACTGTGTTGCGGGCTTGAATGTCGCCCATCTCTTCGAGGCCAGTGATGTTTTGTAGGAATTCTTCGTCTGTCATGTCCGCGCTCGCTTCCCATGCTTGACGATTGGCGCAATGAAATCTGTGTATTTCGGACCATCCCAACGACCCGCAAGAACCCACAATCCGTTGCGGATGCGCCGAAGGTCCAGTTCGTAGAAGTCGACGAGCGCCCGCATCATATGTCCGAAGCTTGATGCATTAACGCCGAGCGAATCACGGATCGGCCTAACCAAGATCGGGATGCCAGGAGCTTCCACGAAAGCGTCGTACAGAGCGCGGCTTTTCGTACCAGTTTCTGGTTTTTGGCGGGGATGGCTTCCGGGGCCTAACCCCTTTGCTGTTGCTGCCGTGACCCTCACAAGTCTTCCTCCATAGCTCACCACTTTCCGCCCGCCGGAGTATGGCGGTGGGCGCCGATGCCCAAAGGGTCTGACCCCTCGCGTACTCGTTCTTGGTCCTGTCACCCGGCCAGCGGGCAACAAAACCCACCCCTGTCCTTAAGGGTGTCCGCCCGAAAGCATTGTTATGGCTGCCCTCTCGGAAATCCCTACGCGGCTACGGACTTCGGGATTTCCTGCCGTCACCAGACCATCAAAACACCCTCGCGGGCGCTCCGTATGGGCCGCTGGGTGCCGTGGTGGGCAGAGCCAGCGTTTTTTGGCCTGTGAAGGGACGGGCCGGCCCGTTGGGGACACATCGGATTGCGTCCGCGGTTGAACGGCACCGCAAGATGCGGTATAGGCGGGATGCCTTCCAGGGCTCCCAAGAACACCGTTCGCAACGCACACAACTCGGCCGCTTGTCTCTCCAAAGATGGGCGGCCGATGTGCTTTCAGGCCTGTCGTTCCGCTCAATCGGCGCGAGGCCGGGCGGGATGGGCAGGCGGTGAAAGCTTGGGACACCATCAGAATGGTATCCCGTCGTCAGTGGTGATGATGTGGCGCTGGCGCAGATGGCGGAACGCCCACCAACGGCCCTTAATCCTGTCCCATAGCTGCAGCCAGAAATTGTCTTCTCGCGCGAGCATTGCATCGTATTGGCCGGAAAATTCTGCCTCACGCTCAAGGTGATGCTGTAATTCTTGGGCGCTCAGCCACCAAGAATGGCTGCAGCGATCACAATGCGCGCGACCATCAAAATCAACCTCGTATTCGACGTGCTCGCACTCGTCGTTGTACCCGTCATAGTCGGGATAAAAATCGGCGTCATCGTCTGAAAGCGACATGGTGCCCCTGCTCGTTCTTAAAGAACCGGCCGAGCCGAGAACGAGCAGTTGCATCGAACTCGGCCAAGTCCCTTACGCCGTCACACCGTCGCGTGACACGCGCACATTTCCCGAAGAGTGATCCGCGTGTCAAGAGAGCGCCAATTCGCGCGCGGCCGCATCCGCAGCCGTCCGCACTGGCGCGCTGTCCCGGATCGCACTTGCCCCCATGTCGCAGTAGAGCTCGATCTCAAACCGCCGCCCGTGTCGGTTCTTCAGGCACAGTAGGTCCATCCGGTGCCGGCAGGCGTCCATTTCGGCCTTCCACGAGGCCCAGGCCGCGTCTCCGGCCGCTTCGCCCAGCGGCTTCCTATTCTCGACGTAATAGGCCAGCCGGTAGGGCGACAGGATCAAATCGGCCTCGTTCATGATGGCCTTCGATTCGCGCACGTCACCGGCCTGGGGCTTGCGCTCTTCCTTGGTCCGCTGCTCGCTGCCCTCATTCATTTGGGAACCGGCCACGACCGCCCAGCCGAGCCGCTTCGCCAGCGACTTCGCCCCGCGCGCGATCGAGGCCACGGCCTGCTCGCGGTTGCGGTCTGAGCCTTCCCCCGGGTTCGTTATTTGCAAGTAATCCAGCACCACAAGCCCCATCTGGCCGCCGTGCTTCGCCTTGAAGGCGCGGGCGCGGGCCGTGATCTGCTGGATTGTCAGGTAATCGTCGTCGTGTATCTCGAGCGGCAGGCCGTGCAGTTCCTGCGCCGCTGTTCCGAAGCGGGAGAATTCGTCCGCGTTCATGCGACCATTTCGCACACGGGAATACCAAAGCGGCTTCTCGGGGCCGCCGTACACCCCGCCGAAGTCGATGTCGCAGACCATGCGTTCGACCCATTGCCGGGCCGTCATCTCGAGCGAGAAAACAATCGTGGGCACGTGAGCGCGGGCGGTATTGAGGGACACGCAGCCCATGAAGGCGCTCTTTCCTTGGCCGCTGCGCGCGGCCACGACCACGAGATCGCCGCCCCGAAGGCCCCCCAGTTCCTCGTCGAGCTGCGCCAGGCCCGTCCGGACCAGCGGCACAGGTTTCCCCGCCGCCATGTCCTCGCAATCCCTCAGGCTCGCCATAGCGGCCTCAAACGGGCTCAGGGGCGCGGCGCGCGCGGCGGTGCCAAGGCTTAGCAGCGCCTCGGTAGCGGCGTCTGCAAGGCCCTGTGCGGGCGCGGGAGGCGATGCACACGCCCGCTCGGAAAGTTCGTCCGCGATGTCCACAAGCGCCCGCCGGAGCGCGAATTCGCGCAGGGTCTTGGTCAGCCCGGCAATGTCGACAATCGCCGGCGCCGACTGCGCAAGCCCGACGATGTAGGCATGGCCCCCGACCTCGGACAGCCCAGGATCGCCCTGCATCGTCGCCCAGAGCCGCAGGGGCGTAACCGTGCCGTCCCCGTGCATGGCGATGATTGCGGCGAATATCCGCCGGTGCATCGGGTCGTAGAAGTCGTCTCGCTCGAGATCAGCCGCTGCGGCGTCAATCTTGCGGTTGTCGAAGATGAGGCTCCCAAGAATCGCCTGTTCGCATTCGATGGAGAATGGGAGTTGGGAGGTCATGGTGCGAACATCTCCGCTTGCCGCGCGTCCTTCCTGTCGAGCATCCGCAGGACCGTTTCTCCGGTGTGCTGCTTGTCCCAGACGAACCAGCCGTTGAGCATCGGCGGTGCGCCCTGGCCCGTGAAATCGATTTTCCAGCGCATGAGATAGACGCGGGCAGGCGGATACTTTGCCCAGAACGGCGCAAGCCCGCCAGCGCCGGGAAACGTCCAGTTCAGCAGCAGCGCCATATAATCGACGGCGAGTTCGTCCAAGGCGTGATAGAGCCACTTCGCTTTGCCGTTGCCCCATCCGACTTGATCGAACGGCGGATTCGTCACAATAGCTCGCGAGGGACGGCAGAACTTTTTGAACTCGTAGAAATCCTGGATCAGTGCGCGGCACCCGCGGTCGACGAGATCCGAATAGAACACATCGATCCCAACTGCCTCGATCTCGCGCCCCATGGCACCGTCACCGCAGGCAGGCTCCCAGATCGTGACGAAATCCCGCAGGCGCTCGATTTCAGCATGAAGGAAAGCCCGCGTCGGCTCTGGCGGCGTCGGGTAGAAATCATCCCGCTCGCGTTCGAGCGAATCGGTCTTTGCGTAGGAGCCGTCCAGCAGCCGCGTAGCCACTGGCTTGGATTTCTTGCCCGTCGCCCGAAAGAGACCGCGCGCCGAAGCCGTCATAGAGAATCGGCCATCTCAACCAGCCTCGCTCTATCCAAGCTTACGCCATCGACCGAGTGCATCCAGCGGCCTTTGCGGAGGACAGTGTGTCCGGCGCGGCGGAGTTTGAGCACGGCCTCGTAGATCGAATCAGCCTCCGCAGACTTAGGCGCGTTGCCGCGCGGCGGGGCGAAGAGCATGGGCTGGTCGGGGTTGGGGCGCATCAGTGGCCGTTTACCTTGACCGGAACCCTCGCCTTCGCGTGATGAAAATCGCAGTAGGGTGACCCAGGCTTCACCTTTTGTCCGCAGAAGAAGAAATCCGGCGCCGTCGGGTCGCCGTATGGAAAACGGCACATGCGGTCGTTGACCGTCAGAATCGTCACATGCGCGCCGTCTATGAGCAACGGTTCCGATGGCACGATAGGAGCAAGAAGTTCGGGCGGGATAGCAATCGGTGGTGCTTTCGGCGCTCTGTATCGCGGGCCGCCATGGTTCTTTTCCTTGGGTGTCGATAGACCTAGGCGATGAACCTTGCCGCATATGCCGCTTCTCGTGACACCTCCGAGCCTGCGCGCGATCTGCGATGCGGATTGCCCCTCTGTCCAAAGACTTTTCAGAGCTTCGACACGCTCGTCCGTCCACTCCGCCATTTCCCCTACCTCAGTTGTGTTGAAGCCCAGTGGAACAAGAGCGCTGCCTCAGCCGCATCGTGCTCGGTTATTTTCCATCCCATCATGGCGCAGTAGGCAAGCGCGGCTTCTTTCGGTTTGTCCGGAAATCCCTGCCCGAGGACAGCCTTGCGCCAGGTATTCGGTGCCGGACGCTTGATCCACCGCGCGCCGCCCGACCATGCCCCTGCACCCGCCGCCCCAGACAGCATCATCAGACTTCGCGTGCCGTGGGCCAGCTTGCCTTTGAGCATCAGCGGGGCCTCGATCGCAACCCGCTCGATACCCTCCGCCCTCACGATCGCGCGGACGGATGATTCGATGCTGGACATGGTGCGGTCGAGGTTGGCGTCATCGAATCCAGGAAGCGTCCATGTGCCCGCCATGGGCGTCTGGCCTTTATCGCCAAACGCCCACCCGGCGTGCAGGCTCAAGTCGAGCCCGAGACAGCGCATTATTCGTCGCCTGCGCCTTTGTAGTGGCCTTCGCCGGCGCCTTGGAGCAGCGGCATTTGCTTCTGCCCTTCGACCCACGCATCGACGTAGGCTTGATGCGCCGGCGTTCCTTCGGGCCAGCGGGAGGCGTCTTGCGAGCGTCCGTCCTTGCCGTCCTTGAAGCCGAACACCTTTGCTTGCGCTTCCGGCGAGTCGTACTTCGCCTCGAACAATTCGACTTGGATCGGCAGGCCGCGCGCCTTCATCAGGCGCTGTTGCTGCTGGAGTTCGCGAGCCAAGTCTTCCGGCGCCAGCCGTTCGAGCCGCATCGTGTTCATGACGGCCTTCACGTCGATGCCCTTGTCCTTCATCTTCGATTTCTGCTCGGACACGCGACCGGCCGCAGTGGCGGACTTCGCCATGAGGTTCATCAGCAACTCGAAATCGCGCACCAGTTCTTCGTCTTGTGGGCCGTTGCCGATCCCGAGCAAAAGCTGAACGCCGTTGGACACCTCGACCGTCTCGGCCTTTGTCTCTTTCGCCTTGCGCCTGCCGCGTGAGCGCTTTGCCTTCTTGGGTGCGGCGGATTTCTTTGTCTTCTTCGGTGCCATGGGTTCTCCTTAAATGACTACCGGGATAATCCGGCTTGGGTGAACTTTCTCGACCAACTCTGACATCGGGTCGATGACTTCGTGCTCGCCTGCCGCAAGCGGTTCGACGGGCAGCGTTTCGCCAAACTGTGCGACAGCATCGGCAAGGCGCGCGCGGAAGTTCTCCGGGGTCACGTCATTGACCCACTCCGCGAGCTTAGGGTGCTGTTTGAGCAGCGCGGGCTCGCATTCGCTGGACACCCGAGGAAGTTGGTGCGTGTAGAGATTGTCGCCGGTCATGTAGTTCAGGATGTTGTAGATATCGTCCATCGGCGGCGAGGACGGCGCCATCAGCGTGCCGTGCGTTATCGACAGGATAGTGCCTATGTGAAAGTTTCGGGCCATTGTGGCGCTCCTACGCGATGTGGAAGATCAGATAATAGACGCCCGCATAGATCAGCGCGGACACGGCGACGACGAGAATGATCGGGTGGGGATAGTTGCGGGGCATCAGTCTTCGTCTCTGACCGTGACCGTGCCGTCAGCCGCGACGTGCTTCGCATACTGGCGCACCAGCGGCATCAGATAGCCTTCGCCGCCGTCGAACTCGAAACGCGTGCCCTGCTTCGGCGGCGGCTCTATCGCGAACTTGAAGCCGGGCAACTGAGCCAATTGGCGCATGTTTTTCGCATCAAAAAGCGCGCCGTTGACCGTGCAGGACGTCTTCACTTCGATCTCGCGTGTGTCGCCGCACTCTTCGCAAGAGCAATTGCAGTTCGGGCAATCGTGGATGGAATCGCACTCTTCGGTTTCGTATGGCGGCAGGCTCAGAACGGGCGTAGGCCCGACTTCCTGCGGAGCCGCCTTGTCGAAGATGACTTCCGCGTGAGGAGCTCCCTCAATCTGCGGAACATCATCGAGGCGCGGCACTCGGACCAAAATATGGCCGTTCGTGGCGTAGGTGAACGGCCCGCGCGTGAACGGCGCTTGGATGTTGAAGCGGTTCTCGTCCGTGCTGCAAAACTGCCTAAGGTCTTGTGAGTTCATCGTGCCGCACTCCGCAGCCGCTGCGGGGCATCCGCGACGAGATCGGAAGCCACAATGATTGGCCATTTCTGTTTCGGGTTCGACCGCGGCGTGACGGGCTCCCGCATGAGCCATACTGCATCAAGATACGCAGCCTCGCCGCCCTTGCGGGTCTGTTCCATGATCGCCACGAGTGCCCCGCGCGCTGCATAGGACGGGCGGAATAGGTGGAAGCCGTTGATCATGTGGTCCTCGCTGCATACCGCGCGCGCTGGATCGCCCGGTTGGCAATCAGGCTGCGCTCACGTCCATATTTTCGCTCGAATTCGGCGCGGGCATCAGCGATTCGGCTTTCCGCTTTGTCGGCCTTTTCCATAAAGGCCAGCTCCTCATCCGTGAGGAATTTGCGCCAGTCCCATTTTGTCGCCTTCGGTTGCCACGCCATGCAGATTTTTCTCATTTATTCCGGTGAGGCACATGAATACCCGTTGACATTCGCTTCTGTCAAGCCTTACCGTCCTCTCGTTCCGCTGGGTCGCGCCCACAACATCCCCAGCCCCCCGAGGGTGCGATCCGGCGGGACGCTGAATTGGAGAGCACATGGCAACCGAAGACCGCGCGAATTCTGGCAATCCGTTTTACATGATCGCTGCGGATTTGGAGCATGCGCTTTACATCGGATCAACGCCACCGCTTCTCAGCGGCAAAGAGCCATCCGAAATCTATCTCAGGGCTTTGACGAAAGCCTTGCGCGATTATTGCGTGAGGATTGGCGGCCCAATGCTTGATCAAAAACAGGGAGCATAAATGTCCAACTACCACCGCAGCCCCCGCCCTGCGCCCGCATGGATTGCACCGCTGGTGCTCGCAGGCGCGATGATCGTGTTCGGCGTCGTGTTGTTCGGGTTCATCTTTCTGAGCCATCCGATCCAATGAGCGGCGCCGGGCTCGATTATGGCGATGACGATCCGCCGTTCATTTGCCCGCTTACGCAGGAACCGTGCGTGCGAGCCTTCTGCGAAGACTACGGTTGCGCCACGAAGGCAAACGTTCCTCTTGATGATTATGACTATGCGCAAGGTTCAACAAATTGGGACGATCTGATGCCTCGAATTCCCGTCGTCCGAAAGAAGCGCAAGGTGCGCAAATGACCCGCCCCCGCTCCGCCGCCTTCTGGCTGATCGCCGTTCCTCTGGCGCTTGCCTTCGCGTTCTCGATGATGGGTGCGGGCTATCTCACCTGTGAGCATGTTCGATATTTTCTTGGAGGAACACCGTGACTGAAGATGAAGCGAAGAAGAAGTGGTGCCCGTTCGTGCGCGCGCAGAACTTTCAGCCGGACGGCTCACAAAACCCGGCGGTCAATAGACCGGAGGGCAACTTCGATTGCATCGGCTCTAGTTGCATGGCGTGGCGAGAACTGCATCCGCGCGAAACTCGCGAGGACCATAGCGGTGCGCCCGCTTTCATGGCGGAGCGCGCCGTCAAGACAGGTCGCATTGTTCGCCGCGAAGGACCGTCAGGAAGCTACGGCAAGCTGATTCTCGACGCAGTAGGATTCTGCGGATTGGCGGGCAAGCCATGACCACGATAGACCGCACCGCCCTTTCCGATCTCGTCAGCGATCATCTGCATCCGGCGATGACGCACGCGCTTGGCGCGACGCAGTGGCTGCATAAAGCCATCGACAAGGCGACCTTCCGTCACTCGCGGCCAAACCTTCGGCAGGTGCTCGACTTCGCCCGCGAGGACTTGCGGCAGGCGATGGCAGAACTCGACGCTTTCGAGGCTGGCATCTATCAGCCGGCGCCTATCGCTGCCGTCACTCTCTCCGACGAAGGCAAAGGCATCAACACCCTGAGCGGGATGGCGGGCGAATGAGCATCGAGAGTGGTGATCGGGTGACGCTCAACGGCATCAATCGGCGCGGTTATGAGAACTGGAAACAGCGCAATTGGTGGAACGCGCAGATGGTTTTTATCTGGTCCGCCGAGCATCATGCGTTCTGGCGTCCAGACGGCGCAGGATATACGGAACATCTTTCAGCGGCGGGTCGGTATTCTTTCCGTGCCGCCTTTGATCGCACCAAACATTGCGGACCAGAGAAGCGCATCGAATACGTCACCGCCGCTTACGCACGGAGGCTATCCAAATGATCGTCACGGCAGCAGACCTCGCCGCATCCGCACTCCACGACGAGGACGACCTTCTTACCACGGCGAACGTGCGCGATCTCGCGGCGGAGATTCAGACTGTCATCGACAGCTACATCTCCGACAAGCGCCGTCCCGCTACCGAACCCGCCCGCCTTTCCGCTGCGGTGGAGAGGTGCAAGGTCGAGACGCAGGAAGATTTCTGCGGCAATCATGGAGTGAACCCTTAACATTTATCTGATGGAGAGCAGTATGATTTCTGAGGTCGTTTTCAGTGTCGCGCTATCGGTGAATTGCTTCACATTCGGGAAGGATGTTGCCACGCTCCAGCGCACACGTTGGGAAGAGGTGAACGTTCTGCACAAGAAGCGGCCCGACAAATTACCTGCTGCGATAATCCAAGAGATCGACGAACTCCGCAAAACATGCGGCGTTCCTGATGACGTGGACGTTCAGGAACTTCTTCATCAAAAGCAGCCAAAATAGGGGGTATTTATGCTGTCATCTGATGCAATCCGCGACGAACGCTCAGCAATCTCCGACCTCCGCAAGGTCCACGAGACTTACATGGCTGAACTTCGCGGCGTGAAGGCGCGCATGGCGACACAGAGCAATCGCGACATCGTCGTGGAAATGATCTCCGACGCCGAAGACGATGCGCCGGACTTCACGGCGATGGAAGAGGCCCTGGAACTGGCAAAGGACGAGCCATGACCAACGATCCAGAACTCAAGGACCGCATCGAGAAGATGAGTGCGTTTCTTCATCACACCAGAGCACGTAAACCGTGTGGCTGCGACCTATCACACTGTTTCGAGTGTTTCGCTCGCATCGCGGTGGACAGGTTGGCCCGCCCCGAGAACGTCGTGGCTTTGCGGAAGCAGGGGTGAGGATGACTGACAAGGTTTTTACTCTGATCGCAGGATTCGAAATCTTACTTCTCGGCGCGTTTCAACTCCTTCTGAAGGATCCGGCTGATGTCCGCATCGCGGCGGCAGCGTTCTTGCCGTTCATGCTCGCGATGATCGTGATATGGAGAGTGTTCAGGCTTCCATAAAGCAGAAGGGCCGCAGCATAGCCACGGCCCTAGTTCATTCCCCTGTCGATGATGGTTATTCGACCGAGATCGTGACCTGCGTATCGTCGGCAGTGGTCACCGTATAGGTGATATCGCCGTCGTCCTTGACGCCGTCAGGATTGATGCCCTCGAGATTGAGCTGGCCAGTCGTTCCAGCCGCAACGCTCGCATCGCACGTGAACGTCCATTGGAACTGAGGATCGTTGACGGTCGGGGATCCAACCGGCGTGATGTTCGTCATAGTGCCAGCGGGATCGACGCATGTCGGAAGCTGGGCGAGCGGGTGCGAAACGCCACTTGCGTCCGAGAAAACAGCGGTCAGGGTCTTGGTCTGGCCGGGTTGGATGTTGAAGCTTGCCATTTCTATAGTCTCCGGCCCGACAGCGATTGAGACATGCGCACCCCGTGCGGGCAGACGGCGGCGCAAGAGTTCTTCGATACGCCGGATGGCGCGCAGGATTTCGCGGAGCATCTCACGCGCGGTCATGGCTCATCCTTTGGCGTTGAAATCGGCTTATACCGCTGCGCTCCATGGGCGGCAAATGAACGTTCGGAGACTATATGCGCCCGGTCAGCAGCACGGACAGCACCCAGCACGCGAGGCCGGCTGACATGAGATTGAACCGCGGCGGGTTCGGAACGCCGATAGCCGAAAGAACAAACAGCACGAAGGCTGCGACGAGTAAGATCAGCGTGACCATGGCGGGTATCCTTGGGCGTGACGGCCCGTCAGATAAACGCTGGGACTGAGGCTTAGTTCCTGATGGCGTCAAACAGCGGCGTGCCGTGCATTGTGCGCGGATGCGCGGCCATCGGCGCTGGCATGTCGGAAGGCCAGAGTTGGAGCGCCAGCAAGCCGCCCTTCGTCTCTCCGGCGTCCACAAATCCCGCCTTGCGATAGGTCCAGCCCCAGACTTTCTCCCCGCGAACGATGGTCGGCTTGACCATGGCGCGGTTGACGAAGGTCACCATGCCGAGCGCGGGCGGCGAACCGTAGTGCGCCAGAGACGCCGCTACGGCCTGCGTGATGAGTTCGGACGCCTTCCCAGCCCCTTCCGAGCGGAAGGCCGAGCAAATCCACGCACCCGCCCATGCGTGCTTCGTCCACTCCGCGAAGGGCGCGGACGTAATCCAGAACGCCCGTGCGCACTCCGTGAGGAAGACGACGCATGATCCTGTCGGGGCAAACTGCGGTGTGCCGATTTTCTGGCGATTGTAATGGCGGTCAGCGAGAACGCGCGCTGCAGGATCAAATCGGTTCGATAGGCACCAGCGCATTTCCATTTGAGAAAGCTACCTGACAAGCGAAAGGCCGCCAAGTCTGGGCGCTCGACGGCCTTTCAGACGCTGGGACAGCCGACAGGACGTGAACCGCCCCGGCGTGCCCGGTTAAGGCATAGGTGCCGGTTCGGCGTGCACCAGCGCGCTATAGGCGTTCGCAACGTTGCACGCAGCCTGAGAGAATTTCAGGGCGTCGTCGCATGAATGAGATTCTGCCGCTCTCTGCGCCAGCGTGGCAGCGTGCTTCTGGGCGTCTTCCTTTGTCATCGGGTTCTAGCTCCGAATAAAGTCCGCGGAATGGGAATTGCCCTGCGACGCGGACGAACTTCGCAAAGGCAATGCCGGGGTTAAACCTTGGATGCGGCGTCGAGGGCGGCGTCTGCCGTGGCCGTTTTGGCCGCGTCCGAGGTCTTGGCGTCAGCGAACGCCTGATCGATGGTGGCTTGGTCCTCGGGGCTGAGATCGGCCTTCACGGCTGCGTAGAGGCTCTGGACCTCAGCGAGGGCCTGCGGGAAGGCGGCAATGGCCGCGAGTATGATCTGCACTGTTCCCATAGAACCCTCCTACTTGTTCGCCGCAATGGCCGTGGCGGCCTGTGCGGTCGTGTTGTTCCCGGCGATGACCTGAAGCATCGCGTTTGCGGCGTCGGCCTGGGCGATGTAGCCGTCCGCCTTGGTCAGGTAGCCCTCGGACTGGTCGAGGTATTCCTTCGCCGTGGCGGCCGCTGAGCCATGCAGGACGCCCGTCTGGGCCGCCGTGGTCAGCAGGTCAGCCACCGTGCCGTGGAACTGGTGCGCCGCCGTGGACGCCTTCTTGGCACCATTTAGGAGGTCTTGGGAGGTCTGGGCGGTCGAGCCTAAGCCCAACGTCCCGCACCCGCCCATTGGCAGCGCGAGCGCGAGGCTCACGGCCAGAGCGGTAACAAAGCGTTTCATGGAGGATTTCCCTTTTGAGGCGAGCGGGAAGGTGCGCCCGATTTCAGGCCTTGGCAAGCCACCGATCCAGATGCCAGAGCGCCACGATGGCCGCGACCGTCACCAGAACGCGCAGATCGTGAACTAAGGCCGTCACGTCCCGGCTTCGCATTCCGGGAGCGCCGCGAGAATGTCCACGAGCAGGTCACCCGCCTCGTTCCAGTCCGGTTCCGGGAAGTCAGGGCCTTTCACAAGCGCCCGTGTGAACCAGTCACGCGCGCGGATCAGGGCTTTGGTTTTCGGATCGTCGGTCATAACTCAGTGTCCACAGTTCTGAATTTCGTGCGGGATCTTGATCTCGTAATATATCCCGGACGGAGTAATGCCAAATATCTTTGCGTTCACGGCATCCTTGTGTCTCTGGTTGTCGATGTTGTCCTTGTTTATCACGGTCTCGGTGATGCCGAACTGAGTTTCGATCTTGGCAAACTGCTGGCAATCATCAGCTTGCGCGATCTCCAATGTCTGGATAGCAGCGTTCACAGCGCCCATGCGGCGCATCAACTCGTCCAACTTAGTTTGCGTCAGGCTGGAATCTCTTGGCTGCTGGTTTTCAAGCGTGCTGACGCGACCGTTCAGATTGCTCAGCCACCACCCGCCACCAACAATCGGCGCAATAAGCCCAAGCGCGATGGCCCCTATCGTGAGCCATCGCTGAAGCGCGGCGCTTCCGTTTGGAGCAACTTCGGCCACGGCATATCAAGGAGGCGAACAGAGCGTCCTGAGCTGGTCGCGCAGGGCGCTGGCACCGGAATCCGGTATGACGATCGAGGTCGAGTTGATGAGGATCATCCACGTAGTCGCCGGCGCAGTCACAGGTGTAGCACCGGAAGAACTTCCGTCTGCGTGGTGGATGCGGGTAGCGGCGACATCATCATCGCTCAGATTTGACATGCTAGTTCTCCTTTGGGACTGGCGGCGGTTTAAGCTTTCCGAACATCTTGTCGGTGTCCCAGCCTAAGCGAGATTTCAGCGTGGCATCGACATCTTTCGAGCGGTTGAAGGCGTCGGTTTCCCAGACGTTGATCTCTTCGTAATAGTCGTGCTGCTTCTGGTTAGAAGCATCGAGCGCAACCCAACGCCGCCACTCGCCGCCGAGCGAGACGATCAATGCCAATGCCGCGACATAAACCGCAGGCTGCTTCCATGGAGATTCTTTTGGGAGTTCGAGGCGCAGGTTGACCAGATGCGAGCCAGCCTCAGCCGTCACGCTTTCGTCATTCGAGTTTGTCTGGCCCCCGCCATCCATTGCTAGTCACAGTTCCTCGCTGGAAGGTTCGGGTGTTGTATCTCATCCAGCCGCTGATTGACATGGCAGAAACCGGCCGTCACGCGTTCGTCAAGGCGGCCGGTCGTATAGGTTGCGACGATGCTCGCACTTCCAACCCCAAGGATGATGGCTGCGATCACGACCACTGCCACAGCGGTTACAACCCTGCTGACACCGTTGTTCTCGATGTGCTGGGCCATCCGAACAAAATCCCCCGCTAGGCCTCTGAGGTAGCGCGCAAGGAAATTACCAGAATTTCCGACGCTAGCAACGGTTGAGTGATAAGCCATGCACGCATCCTTGGTTTGCCTTCGTACACGATAAACGCCGAGAGGTGCGCCAGCGTTCGGAAAGTTCCGTGGCTTACGGGTTAACGCGCGAAGCAGAGTTTAGGAGGTCGGTTATTTTCTCTTCCGAGAGCCCGGCGTTGCGCGCGGCGGTCACGACGGTGGTGAAGTTCGGCGTCGGCGTCGGAACCGATGACGGCGTCACGCTCGTGGTCTGGAACGTGCGCTGATACCACACTCCGACGGCACCGAGCAGCGCGACTGCGGCGACCGCTTTGCCTTGATACTCCTGCGGGATGAACGGCAGGAACGCCGTGATCAGAGAGCCTGCCCCGGTAATGGCAGCGATCCAGTTGATTCTGCTGCTCCACGCGGACTTAACAGGCACGACGACTTGCGGATTGGACGCCACGGCAAACCCCTTTGCTAAAGCGGAGTTCCCTTTACCACGGTTATGAGTTCGGAACCACCTGCGGTGCCCAGTCCGTGTTCAGGACGTTCCCGGTGCCAGTCGTGAGGCGAGACCAGCCCGTCGTCACCTTGCCCGTAGCAAGGACCGGGGCCGTGTTGGCGACGTAATCGCCCTGGGTCCATGACCCCAGCGTCGGGATGGATGCAAGCTGGTTCAGGCCGTGGACGCCTATCCTGTTCAGCCCGGTGAATGTACCGTTGAAGGCGTTCGCCAGCCCGGCGGAGGCAATGAAACTGCTCAGCGAGCCGCCCCGCACAGCGCATCGCGTGAATGTGATCGCGTGGCCGCCCTGCTGCTGATACGCGGACGGCAGGTTGTTGTTCGCGGACGTGATGACAATCTCGTAGGTGTTGTCCTGCACGCCGCCGGCGCCGTTGTTGCTGAAATAGACGGCTGGTCCGGAACTCGCCATTGCCTCGCCAATGATCCCGGTGAAGTGGCAGCCCGCATGGCTGTTCAGCCAAACCGATTGCTGGCTCGAACCGCCGCAGCCGATGACGTCCAGATCGATGTTGCAGGTGTTGATGATGTCCGCGAAGCCGACAATCAGGGCGTGAATGGTGTTGCGCGCCTTGAGGTGGCCGGAGCAATTGTCGCAGGAATCCATCTCCATGCCGTCGGCCGGAGAGCCATAACCCGCGATGTCGAGGTCCCATGTCACGCCGCGGCAGCGCGCGAAATTGCCCATGTTCGGCGCGCTCGCATAGGAGCGCAGCGTCGCCTTCACGCGGCCGTTATAGATGTTGTAATCGCGCTGGCCGCCGGTCACTTCAAGGCCAAGAACACCAAGCAGGTTGGTCGCGTGCGCGCTGCTATAGGCGAAGACCTCGACATCGAAGTCGTGGATCGAATCGCCCGTGGCATTTGTCTCAAGATCGACGCCGCCGGGCTCATTCACAGAGTTGACGTTGCCGCCGATGTCCCATGACCAAGCCCTGATTTTCAGGCCTTGGCACGAAATAACGCTGACGAGGTTGCGGCCGTCTGAGGACGAATTGTAGCCGCGAATATCGACCGTAATATCGAGGTTCTGCGTCGCCCCATTCCGCGAGATATAGACGCCGTCGCCGCGGATTTCTCGAACCTTGCCGACGACAGCGCAATTTGTGCAGCCGGCGATCGCGACGCACTGGATATGCTCGTCCTGCACCATCGACGTGCGGTTTCCGTTCATGTCGAGATAAACGGTCACATTCGCGCAGGCCTGAAGAAAGATGCCGTATTTCGTGACGGAGCCGTTCGGCAGAAGATTGACTTCGCCCTGGCACACGATGGTCGTGTCGTTGTAACTCGATCCGCTGAGCAGGACGCCAGCGAAGGTCGAGTTCGCGGGGATAAGGATCATGCCGCCCTTGTTCGCGTCGATCGTCTGCTGGATGACGAGCGTGTCGTCTGTCACGCCATCGGCAGCGGTGTTCGCGATGGTCCAACGAGAGCCATAGGCTTCGATTATAGGGCCGAGCCCGCGGAGCACGGACTTAATAGGCTTGAAGGGGCCCGATGCCGGAACGCCGTCCGTGTTATAATCGCGCCAAGCAATGTTGAATGCGTTTGCAACGGCTCCCACGTCGATCCCCTCCTAGAGTGTCACCGAGGCCGGGCCATCGGGTGACGACTGATTACCAGAAACGCTAAAGGCTGTCGCCCAGTAGTACCATGTCCCGCTGGATGGTGGCGTGTCGGTGTAGGACAGGGCCTGGTTGGGCGAGCCATAGATCGGGCCGGAGACGTTCGTGGCCGTGCCGAAGACGTTCACGGAATTGCGCCATACACCGGCATGATCGAAATTCTTATCGTTCGGCGCATCGAACTGGACGAGAACGCTTACGGCCGGGCTCGGAACGGATGCCGTGATCCCGGTCGGCGCGCTCGGCGCCGCGACGCTCACCGCCACGACAACGCCATCGACTTCCGTCCATGAACTGAAAACGCCGTTCGGGTCCACAAAGGCGACGCGCACGTTGTAGGTGCCTTCCTGTAGCGGCCCGGTCTTCGCCTCCCAGTCCTGATTGTCCTTCGACAAGACCGTCCACCCTGTATCGCCTTGGAGCTGATACTGGAAAGTCTCGGTCAGGTCCGTGCGTTCGATCGGCGGATCATTGGTGATGTCCATGATGGGCGCCATAGTGGCACCGGTCGTAATCGTCTGGACGTTCACCACGAGATTTTGCGGCTGCTGAAGCGACGCGCTTGAGGACGTGTCAGGCGGGATTGGTGGCGGATCGCCCTCTTCGCTGGACGGATCCCAAGCGTAGGCATCTGAGCCGAAGGAGGCGAGGCCGACCGTACAGGTTCCGGTCACGAGATTGGTCACGAACTGCGTCACGCGAAACGTGCCCACGATCCCAAGGCTCTTGCTCATGTCGAGATTGAGAAAGCGTTCGGAGCGGCCATCGAGCGCGGACTGATCGCAGATCAGCGTCAGGCTGTATTCCGGCATTGTTTCGTGCGCAGAAATCTTCTGCACGCGGCGGCACTGCGTGTACGAAGGCGAGAACCGCGCATCCAAGGTCGACGACTTGATGTAGCCGCGCAGTTCGATATCCGCCGTGTTCTGCCACGGCGTCGATTCGGTCTGCTGATAATCGTTCTGCGGATCGTTGAACGATGCCCTGATCTCATTCACCGCATCGAACTCGCCGACGAAGTGCTGCGCATCGAAGCCAATAATCATGTCGTCGGTGATGGTGAAGGTGGGCTCAACCCAAGCGCCAACATAAATGCCGATTGTCCCGTCGGGGAATAGCTGGAGCCAACCGCCGCACGACGCGAACATGCGGTTCAGAACCTGCCGCGGCTCCTCGTCGAAGCTGTACCATCCCCATAAGCGATAGCGCTGCTCCGACCCGCCGCTTCGCAGCGGAACGCTTTCTTCGCATATCGCAGCATTTGCCAGCGTGACGACGCCACCCATGCCTGTGAGGAATGTATCCTTCGACATGCGCCATCCGTCTTGGTGCGTGAGGTAGTCCAGGATGACGTTCACGGCGTTGAAGTTGTAGGACCACGTCGCGTAATTGTTCGGGTCTTGCGCTGGCGAGGCGATGCAGTCGTAGATTTTTGCGCCCTGGATGACCGCGCGCATGGTCTGCTGGCCACCCGGATAGACATAGCCGAAGCTGCCCTGCTTCACCCCTTCCTGAACGAGCAGCATGTCGGCAATTCCGACGCCGATGCAGTCCGTGGTCCATATGCCGGGGAATCGCGTGACGAGACGGTCATAGGCGACTTTCCCAGCCGCGCCGGTGTTGGAATATATCTGCACGACCGGATTGCCATCAGGGCTATACTGAAGCGGGCGCGATGCGGCGGCGCCGGCGGGACCAATGATGCGCGTAACGAAATGCGTCGAGGGGTTAACCTCCACCTCGTTGTCGGTCACCCAGTATTCGATGAAGCTGTCGATCTCGTGTGCGGCAACGGCGAGAAGCTGAAACAGGCTGCCATTTATGGATGTCCAGAACACAAAATAGCCGCCCATCTTGCACTGGCCGTAGACACGGCGGCGGAACGGCAACGGCTGGAGAAGGGAGAGGGCGCCGTCGATGCCTTTCGGCGCGCCTGGCGCCAGAAGCGCAGAGATGCCAAGCTCAACCGCAGAGACGACCGCGGCCTCTGCAAGCGCCGTCAGTTCCGGCCCCAGAAACTCGGCCACCGCCTCAACGGCGGCAACGATCGCGGCGAGGGCTTCAGGCACCGAAGACCCTCCATGCGGCAATTTGCGCGCCCTGGGTGGTTTTCAGCCACGTCACGCCTATTGCCGTTTTGAAGGCCCACGAGCCGTTCGTCATGATGCCGGCAGTCGGTCCCGCCATGGGAAGGTCGATGATGCCGATGTCACCATCCTGCGGCGTATCAGTGGGCGAGAAGGAACATGCCGCGCAGCACTGGGCCACAAACTCTTGGAACGAGAGTGGCGCGATCGCAGCGTAAGCCCCTTCGGCATCGCTGTAGGTTCCGCGCACGGCTGCGGCCGGATCGGGATAGCCGAGCATGATCGCCCAGTCCGCGATGAGCAGGCCGCAATCCGACGTGCCCCATTGAAAAGTCTGCCGCACTTTGGAGAGCAGGAATTCTTGCAGCAGCGCGCGCTGCACGGGCGTCAGTACGTCGGCCACCGCTGCCTCCGGTTCTGGTTGATCATCATGAACTGGAAATAAAGATCAGCATTGTTGCCGAGCCGCGCCCATTGATCTTCAGACGAATAGCGGCCGTAGGACGGATAAGGCCCATTTGTCAGGAAGTTCTCTGCGCTCACAGTGATGACCTGATCATAAGAGCCGTCTGAGTTTTGCTGCCGCGACACCTTGATCGAATCCATGCGCGCGACGGCGAAGACCTTGAGAGAACCGGTCGGTTGCAGGTCCTTGTCGAAGAACTGGTCATAGACCGTGGCAAGCCGGTTCTGAATTTCGTCGGCTTCGCCCAGTGCTGCGGCTAGAGTAGACGTGTCGACGCCGGAGACCTTGAAGGAAATTCCCGGAACGTTGTCCCCGACCGGATCGTCGATTTGCTCAACCGTCGCTTTCGGACCAACGGGCAGCCAGACCTGTCCTGCCACTTCGATCTTGCGAAAGCCTTGCCAGACATAGGCGGGACCAGACAGGAAATCGAGCTTCGCAAAGAAGGCGTGGTTTAGCCGTGAACCCTGATAGCTCATAGCTCATTCATCCACATTGATCTTCTCGACGAACGTCACCTTGCCTGTCGACGTGCCGTTGTAGGCATCGGCCGCGCTCATCATTTCGGTATCCGTCGCCATGCAGCAGATGCAGCGCGGATCATCGAACTCGGCGGTGTCGCCAAGGAAGATCGGTTCGCGCAGCGGCGGCGTGATCTTGCAGGTGAAGACCTGCGTCGGTGAGGCTGCCGACGCAGTCACGCCAATGATGCGATAGAGCCGGTTTGCGACGCTGAAGAACTGGCCCGGCTGCGGACCATCGGCATCCCCGAACGTGAAAAGGATCGTGACATAGACCGCGCCAAGTCCGGCATTGGCGTAAATCTCCGCAACAATGACGGGCTGGTCATATCCGGTGCCGTCGCTGAACAGTGTTCCGTCGCTGTGCGGCTCGTCCGGATAGTCCGTGATCGGATTGCCGTTGCCATCCAGCGGCCAGGGTGCGCCATCGGTATCGTAGACCGGAACCGCGATTGTTCCGAACCTCCCCTGCAGGATGCCCGCCACAGCCCGCCACGCCCGCTTGTGCTCTTTGCTCGCGTAGGGGATTTGATCCAGCGTGATCTGCCAATAGCCCGCGTCGACCTTGATGATCTTCTCCACCGACGTGATGGTGCGGCCACCGGAAATCGTCGCGGGCACAAGCTCCGGCGTGACCTGCCTCGGGGACAGCACATCACGCGGCCAATAGATATCCGGGGTTGCCATCAGGAAAGCGCCCTTCGCTGCGCGCCGATAAGAGCGGGGCGTTGCATCCGCTTCCAGTGCTTGTCCTGTTCGGCGTTTGCATTTGCGATCTGCGCGCTTGTCGCGGTCTGGATTTTCTCAAGAAGGTCTTTGTCGCCGACGCCGCTCACCACGATGGACATCTGATGCGTGATGTTCAGGTTTCCACCGCCACCGCTGAGCGACGCGACCGTGCCGGGATTCGCCATGACGGCGCCTGACACGCCAGGCGCGAACAGCTCGGGCCCATGCTCCCCGACAAGATAGAACTTGCTCGCGTCGATATCGCCGCCACCAGCGCGACCACCGCCGAAGATACTCGCGAAGAACGAGCCGATGCCTGAGAAAATGCTGCTGCCACCGCCTCCGGGATTTTGTCCGTTCAGGATGTTGCCGACGCCGGGGACGATAGTCACGAACAGCGGGTTCATCGGAGACGTTCCGGGCTTTCCAACCGACCCACCGAGCCATCCCGCGATCATGCTCTCAAGCTTCTTGTTCAACGGCTCGATGATGAAATTCTTGATCGTGGCGGCGCCAAGATCCTTGAACATGCTTTCGAGCATCTTGCGGATCGAGCCGCCGCTGGTCAGTAACTGTTCCAGAGGGCCAGTGATCGCATCCGCCATGTCATGCGCGGCCTGCTTCAGTTTCTCCATCGCAAGGACTTCCTCATCGGTGGAGTCCTTGAGCGAGACCATGATGTCGCGCATCGCCATGAACTTGATCGAAGTCGGATCGAGACCGTCCTTTATGAGTTCTTCCGTGACCTCGTTCAGGTTCTTGATGTGCTGGATTTCTTCGTCGGTCGCGCCTCCGCGCATGCCCGCGAGCAGGTCGCCGGTGTAGCCGAGTTGGCGGCCGGCTGCCGTGATCTCACTCGCCGCCTTGTTCTCAGCCTGCAGGCGCTGCTTCAGCGTGAGTTCTTCGCGGATTTGAGCGAGGCTCTTGTCGGCCAGTGCGATCTGATCCGCCGTGATGGCGTTGTCGCGCTCCTTCTGCGTGGCGAGGAGTGCGGCGGTCTCGACTTCGGCGCGCGCGATGGCAAGAGGATCGCCATTCGCGGCCGCAACAGCGCGCAGGCCTGCGATCTGTTCATTATCGTTCGCGATCTTCTGTGCGACGGCCACGGCTTCGGTGGCGAAGGCGCGTTCCTGAAGTGCGGCAGCGTAAGATTTCTCGTCGCTGATTTCCTTCTTGATGAAAGCGGTATGTGCCTCCCCGACTGCCTTCTGTTTGGCAACAGCAGCGGAACCGAGGTCATAGGCCTTCGCAAGCGCGATCTCAGCATCGGACTCGGCCTTCATCGCCTCTAGCGCCTTGGCTTGGCGCTCGGCCAAGCGGTCCTGCGCTTCCGACATCTTGGCTATGCCGGCGACGGCCATCTGCGAATCGTAGATGGACTGCGCCTGAAGCGCGGTTTCTGGATTGGCAAGGTTGCGCTGGCGCTCGCGCTGCGCCGCGATCTCGGCCTCGACGCGCGGGCGCTGGGCTGGCGGTGTCGCAGCGATCTTGCGCTGGTCTTCGGCGTTCTGCGCGGCCAATTGCGCCGGTGTCAGTTGGTTGGCGATGGCAAGCTTTACGGCCGCCTCGGCGTCCTTGATCTTGCCCGCATACTTGCCGTGCGCGATCGTGGTGTCGCCAAGCGCCGCATCGAGCGCCTTCAACTGGTTCTTCAGCTTCTCCGCTTTTTCATCCTGCGCGTCGTAGCCCTTGGCAACCGCCATGGCGCCGGAAAGCAGTTTGTCGGTCTGAGCCGCGGCGCCACCCTTATCGGACTGCGCCTTGTCCTTAGCCATCTCCGTGCGGAGATTTTGGATGTCGGTCAGGATTTGCGTGACTGACCGCGCCGGAGCGAGAACGGAGCCGTAAGGCGTGCTGACGGACGCGCCGATGCCCTTGCGCGCTTCGGAAAGTTCGCTCTGAAGCGCCGCCATCTGCGTGGCTTTATCGGGCGCTGCAAACGCCGCACCGGTCTTGAACCAGAAGTTTGAGAGCGCAGTCCCGATGCCGCCGAACGCCTTCGCCAGCGACCAGCTCGCCTCGTCCAGCTTGCCGAAGCGTTTGTTCACATTGTCGATGATGATCTGCTGGGCTTTGGCAGTGTCGCCGGATTCCTGCAACTGCCTGATCTGGTCGCGCGTCGCGTAATCGAGCAGCTTGAATTGGTCGTTCAGTTCCTGCGCGCCCTTGGCGGGATCGGCGAGTATCTTCTCGAATGCTTCCGCAGCCTTGTCCTGCGACAGCCCAGTCGCCTGCGCATACCCGCTGGTGGCTTGAATAGCGCCGGGCAGTTGAGCACCCGAGACGTTGCCACGCGCGATCAGCGTCTGGGCGATGTCTAGGCCGCCGCGCGTGGAGACGCCGGGGATATCGGATGCAGCGATCGCGGAAACCTGATCGGATGTGAGCCCGGAGGCATAGCCGCTCGTCATAAGGGCGCGGCGCACGCGGGAAATTGCATTCTCTGCAGCGATCGCGGATGCCGCCAGCGCGAAGGGGATAGCGGCGAGCCCGACGCCCCATAGGATTGTCCCGCTGCTCAGTTCGAGCATATGGCTGGCGAGGAGCGTGAAGGTGGCCGGGAGGCGCTGGAAATCGCCCGTCGCAAGTTCGCGGCCGAAATAGATCAACTCGCGCCGGCTGACTTCGATGCCGCGGTGCATCTCCGTGGCACCCGAAGCGGCGGACCTGAAGGCTTGCCCAGCCTTATTGGCGCCTTCGGCAGCGGTCGTTCCGGTGGCACCGGCCGCTTTCTGGATGTCAGCGATCTTGTTGCTGAGTTCGGTCGCGCCGCCTGAGGCTGCGGACTTGAACGCCTTCTCGGCCTGGTTGGCGCTGGCGGTCGTGGCCGCGCCGGCATCGTTCGCGACCTTCTGGACCTCCGCCATCTTCGCCTTGTAGGGCGACAGATCGGCGTCGATTTCGTAGATCAGCCTTTGAATGACCTGATCACCGGCCGCCACGGCGAAGCTCCCTCTTGTCGCGCTTGCTTATCTTTCCGTCAGGATACAGTTCCTTGATGCGCTCCATTTCAGCCCGCAGGGCCGGAACGTCAAGATGACTTTCGCCCCACCGGCCTAGCCCATGGCGCTTGCAGTGCCCAACATAGGCGTTGGAAAGCTCAAGAATGGTGGAGGACCAGAACGTCTCCGGGGTCCAGCCGAGATAGCCGAACGCGATCTGCATCCAGGCTTCGGTGTCTGTTAGTCGGCTGGCTTGGCCGTCTCCTGAGGAGGGTCCGTCTCGGCGTTCTCCTGCGCGGCCTCCTTCATGTGCTCGGCATTGCCGCGGTGCGCGCGCGTGAGGAACTGTCCCACAGGCATCAGGAATGGCGCGCAGCCCTCGTCCATCAGGATCTCGCCGACGGCCTGCACGCTGGCCGGAGATCCTTTCTTGCCCTTGAGCATCCAGTAAAGCGCCGCAGCAAGCTCGGTCATGGAGATTTCGGAGAAGCCGCCGCGCTGCCCGGCCGGCATCATCGCGGCTAGGGCCTTCATGCCCATCCCGCGGCACGGCTCGCCCATCTGCAATTCGATATTGGCGAGGGTCTCGAAATCCGGACGGCATAGGAACGTCTTGCCCCCGAGCGTAATTTCGATTTCCTGCCGGGCTGTTTCCGGCACTGCGGTCGCTTTTGTCACGGGTTGCTGTAGACCACAGGGCCGTGAGACTGCAGCGTGAGGTCGAAGGTTTCTTCGGCGTTGTGGTTGCCGCCACGTTTGAACGACATGGCCGACCACGTGCCAGTGAACTTGTCGCCGCTGCCGGAGACGATCTCACCCTCGAAGAATGTGCCGCCGGCCAAGACCGTCAGCATCAGGGTGCGCAGATTGTTGTTCTGCGCCGAGGAATCCCAGACACCGGATGCCGTGATGTCGACCGACCGGACACCAGCGTTCGGCAGCAATTCGCGCCACGCGTTCGACGATTTGTTCGTGATGTCGACGGTCGCGCCGTTCATGGTGATGTCTGTCGCGCGCAGACCGGCAACGGTCACATAGGTCGTCGGGCTCGTGCCGTCGCTGATCTTGAGGAGGAGATTGCGGCCCGCTTGGGCGGTAACGGATGACGTGTTAACGGCCATGGCATTCGCTCCTTCGACGGGCTCAGGCGCCTCACGGCGCGAAAATCAGGTTCCGCTTATAACTTATCCGCAAACTCGCGCCAATGGTCTGCGTAGGGGCTGTCTTCGTAGCCCTCGAACGACGGAAGCCCTAAAGTGAAATGAACCGCCTTGGGGCAGCCCTCATCCGGAAGCGGGTCAATTCCTGACAGCCAGTTCCACTCCGCCGGCAGCGCGCCGATGGCTTCGTCGTCCAGCCAATAGAACTGGTGGAGCATCTGGCCTGGAGACGTGTTGACGACATGCGGGGTGAGGAACCGGTTCGCGGCGTGCGCGCAATTCCACAGGATAAGGCTCGACCAGTTCTTGCGCGGGTAAACAAGCTGGCTCTGGCCGTCCATCTTCGTGTCGCTGGCCGCTGGCATCGGATCCCGCTTCACGACCATGACGGCATAGCGGTCGTCGGCAAGGTCGAGAAGGTCGTGAACGTCGTGCTGGAACAGGAAGTCGCAGTCGGAGAACCCGGCCCAGCCCTCATATTGCTCGAGCGCTGGGACCAGAAACCGCGTGAAGGCAAAGGCGGTTGAGAACGGTCGGCCGTCGCCCTTGTCGATCTTCTGCGCGCCCTTCATCTCGTATCGGCGCTGGTATAGCCCGGCATGGCGCAGTTCCGGGTCAGTGAGGCGCTTGATGTTCAGCGGGCCGGTCTTTGAGCCCCAGTACCGCATGGAAGCCTCGGTAACGCGTGTGCCGATGCCCTCGCGCGAATCATGGCCGATGTACCAGCGGACTTGCTTTCTCACGTCGGGAAACTCCAAACCTCATCGCTGCCGATCTTGTCGATCGGAACATAGCCGAGGGTGGCGAGGAATTCGCCTGCCTCCTCCGCGCGCAGCCCCTGCCGGGCGGCAATGCGGTGCTTGACCTCGATCATCACGACGGGGTGGCATCGGCGGATGGTCTGTTCGGCACCGCGCAGGGCGTAGAGTTCGTAGCCCTCGACGTCGAGCTTCAGAAAGTCGAGGTCTTCAATGGCGAAGTCGTCGAGCACTTGGACCTGCACATCGCCGTGCATATCGTCTGGCTGACCGCTCAGATAGCGCCCGCCGGTGTTACCGCCGTTTGAGTATTTGCCGTCCTCTGCCATCGTCGCCCATCCGGGCCGCTCACCTAGAGCGACGCGCAGCGGGATCGCCGTATGCAGTGCCGACTCGGGCAAGTTTTTGTTCAGGCACAAGTAAGTTTCTGGCGACGGCTCAAAGGCGAAGACACGCTTGAACCGTTTGAGCATCTCGATTGTCCACGATCCGATGTGGGCGCCGCCGTCCACTGCCGTCCGAAACTGCCGGACGTGCATCAGTGCAGCGTCAAGATGATCGCCCTGCCAAACGCCACGGGCCAGTGCGTCGAGTTGGATTGTCTCCCGATCAGGAACCCAGTAATTTCCGACCTTCTTCATTTAGACACGTCTCCGTAGGCAGCTTTCCATTCAGGGGAGGAGGGGAGTGACTTCCGTTCGCCTTTGCGATGATCGGTGAAGGGGCCGAGTGGCGAACTGACCCACACATGCCCGCGTGCTCCGGGCAGCGCGATATTCTTATACAGGCCCTGCACCCGCTCGCGCGCGCAGTCGAACAGATAGCTGTCGTGCCATTCGCGCTCGGCCGCGAATTTGTTCTCGACATAGTACTCGTGCCACGTGTCGATGAGCGGGCGCGCAGCCGGAAGATTGAAGCCGAGGAAACCGCATTCACTCGTAGCGCGGTCACGCCCAAGATAGGAAACGTCGCAACTGGCCATGATGTCGTTTATCAGCGACACCGGAACCGGCCGCACCGTATGCACATCGGCGTCGATCCACAGAAGCGTTCCGGTCGGATCGACATGCGCGGCGTGCCACACGCAGAACACCTTGTGGCAGAACTTGATGACGTCGGTGCGGTAGCTGTAGCCGTCCGCGATGTCTTTCGACTTCCAGCACTCACGAGGAACGCGACCGTTAAGCAGCGGATGCGGGCTCAGTTCGCGGATGAAATCGTCGTGGCCTGGGATGTCGCTGAGATTTCGGATGGTGACTGACCGGCCAAAGACAGGCCGCTGAGCCAGAGGAAGCGCCCAATCCACGTAGAGGATCAGTTCGATCTCGCGCGGCCAAAACGTGTTGAAAGTCTCGACAAACCGCTGCGCGTATTCCAGCCATCCGGTCTGAGAGAATGTCGTGACGACTCGGATCATCCGACCAGCACTTCCACAATCAGTTCCGGCCGCGCCGCGCTCGCCTTCTCGATCTTCTCCCGCCACCATTCTTCCGGCTTCACGGTGACGTGTGCGTTCTCTCCGTTTGGCAACGTCTTCTTTGCCGGATAGATGCCGACGGTCACGAACAGCGCCTTGCGTGCGCGCCAGACCAGTTGTTCGAGCACCCAGTCGATGTCTTCCTCGGGGATGTGTTCGAGGACGTCGGAACAAACTACGAGGTCGAAATAGCCGTTTGGTTCGGTCGCGAACTCAGGAACAGCGGGGTCATATTTGAAGACCTTGTAACCCAGCAGGTCTTCCAGATTGCTGCCCGGCGGGACATCGAACCCCATCGCCGCGGCTGAGCCGGGGAATTTGCCATCGGCCTTGTACGCCATCCCTTTTCCGCAGCCATAGTCGAGCAGGCTTGTTGCGCCAACCTTCTGCGAAAGCGCGTAGACGGCCTTGAGATGCTTCAAAATCCCGTAGCCGCTGAACGTCTTTTTTCGGGAATGATGGATGGCGCACTGATTAACGTAGTACTTCCCGCGCTCACTTAGCATAACGAAGCATCTCCTTTGTCGTGGCCCACGCGAGGCCAGCATGAATTTCGGATGGACGCCAGTGGCAATAGGCGAGGTTGGCAAGCCACTGGTTGCGATCATCGACTGAGGCCCAACGCGGGTTCTCAACATCGTGGATCATCGTGGATGATATCGGTCGCGCCACGGCATCGCCAAGGCAGATGACGGGGACGCCGGCGAGCACGGAATCGACGCACGCGATTGAGCCGTAGGTGATGGCGACGTGCGCGTTCTTGAGGGTGTCTGCCACCGCTGACTTTGAGCCGTGGTCGAATGTCGTGCCTTCGACCGGAACAGCGTTGGCCCATGATGGCTTCGGCCTCAGCACGATCTCGCGCTCGCTGTATTGCCTGATCTCGCGCACCAGCGTTGCGGCCCATTCGGTCGGATGCGGCAAGTGGCAGGTGTGGTGGAATTTCTCCGATGACCCGAGGATGACGATGGTCTTTCCCTGATTGCGGTCGCGAGCCACGCCGGTCCAGCCGACCTTCCAGCCCATGCGCTCGGCACGCTCTGGGTCGCGCTTCACCGCCATGAGATATCGCGTCGGATGCACGGCGTTCCAGCACAGGCGCCAATACGATGGTATCGATGCGTCGTTCCACATTTCGCGGGTGCGGATGTAGCCCTTGTCAAGTGAGAGAATCGGGTGGCCCTTTGCGATGTGGTCCCAAAGCACCTCGCGTTTTACAACCCCACAAATTATGCCGAAATCGAACTCTGGCCCCTGATACTCGCCGAGAGGCTTCATCACGATCTCATCGCCACAGGCTGCCGCCCCGCGCATGAGTGACGGACCGAGGGCCAACTCATAACCTTTTTCAGCGAACAGAAAGACGCCCTTCATGCGACATGCCTCCACAGTTCGCGCCGAACAATGGCGCTTATCTTCGATTGGGCGATCCCGTATTTTCTCGCGAGTTGCTTTTGAATGATGCCGCCACGCGCATACGTAGCGCGGATTTCTCTCACGTCATCAGCGGTGATCTTCGCGCGCCCGTGCGTCTCGCCGATGCCTTGGCGGCCGTGGGCTCGCTTGTCCGCCATGTTCTCAATCTTCGTTCCCCAACAGAGGTTAGTGAGGCGATTATTGCTTCGCTCTCCGTCGAGGTGGCGCGTCTCACATCCGTCCGGGCACGGGCCAACGAAAGCCTCAAGGACGAGTTGATGGACTTTGCGCTGTTCTTTTCGATCCCCAAGACCCAAGTGGGCTTGCAGATATCCTTGGACACATCCGGGGCTAAGAACTCTCCCCTTAAAGCTTCGGGTGATGCCGTCGTTGTAGGTGGCGGTTCGATCCAGACTTCGCACGCGCCCCTGATTGCTGACTTCGTAAAGGCCTTCCCACCCGACGACAGGCTTCCAAATTTCGTTCATTGGATTTGCTCCCTAACATGCTTCCAGCACACGCCGGTTTCCATCTCCGGCACGCTGAACTGGTGCCACGCGATATCGGCCATCAATTGCTCGCGGCCATCTGGCGTGCGCGGAGATTCGATTTGCTCAAGCTTGGTCGAGAACAGCGCCGCCGGGCCTTCGTCGACGTGGATGGGGACGCCTGCCAGCAGCGCATCAATTGCGGCGTTTGAGTGCAGGGTGACGAGCGCCCATGCCCCGGCGAGGACGGCTTCGATGGCCTCGCCTTTGGAGAACAGCGTGCCGGGGATCGGCTTGGCGTCCACCCACGATGGCTTGGGTCTATAAATCACAGGCCGGTTCGTCACGGCGCGCAGCCGGAGGACAGCGCTCATTTCCCATTCCTGCGGCCCCAGCCCGCGCGTGTGGGCCGACTTCGCGGACATGCCAGCGAGGATGATCGGGCCGCCGCCCTGCCGCCACGGGGCAATTTTGAGGCCGAAGCGGTCGAACCGGTCGGATGGGTATCCCATGCCCCCGAGGGGCGGCGGCATGCGCCGGTTCACGCAGACCTTGTGATAGCCGTCCAGAACGGCACCCTCTGGCTTGCGGTCCCACCAGCCGAGATCCACGTGCACATAGCGCCGGTAGGCCGTCATGACATCGGGATGCGCCCAGCCGTAGGCCAGCCCGACGTCCGCCCATGTCTGGTTGATCCAGCCGGCCACGGCGTGCGCCTCGTCACCGCAGGCGTTGATGCCCGTCATCATGGCCTTGGCGATCCGGGTGGAGCGGCGGTTATCGGGATCGAAGTGGCAGGCGACTTTCACGGGGCGGACGCTCCGGCCACCATAGTGGCAGTATAGTGCGCAGCCAGCCGGGCGAACGGCTCGCCGCTGTGGAGCTCGGCCGCCGTAAATTGCGACCATGCCAGCCGCTCCATCTCAGGCCCGCGCTCTGGCCGCACCAAAGGCTCCCCAGGCCGCGAGGCAAGCGCGCTGACCATGAGATTTGGCCCGTGCTGGATGACCGGGACGCCAAGCAGGATGGCCCACGACGCCGCGTTGGAGGTCCAGACGTGGCATTCGGCGGCGTTCTTGAGCTGGACGTGCAAGGGCTCCGGGCAATCCCGGTCGCGCCGGAGGACCGGCAGCGGGAGGTGCAGGGTCTTGTGCCAGTCCCGCGCCGCCGTGCGCGGGTCGTCGGGACCGCCCCGCTGGGCGATCACGAGGGCGTAGGAGCCGTCCTGCTTCCAAGCCCACGGCATGACGCGCCAGCCTTCCCAGCGCTCCGGGCCGCCCGCAGGGAACGTCCCTGTGCCGTTCCAGCCGTCCAGCGCGACTTGATAGAAGGTTCGCCCCCCGAGCGGGGACAGCCAGCCGTTCTCCATGACGATCACAGGCTTTCCGGCTGCGACAAATGACCGCTGCAAGGCTTGGCGGCGCGACCCGTTCCACGGCGACCACGTGATGAGCAGATCGGCGTCCTCGATATCGCCAACCATCGGCATGACCTGCCAGCCCAAACGGCGCACGCCCTCACGGATCGCGGCATAGGGATATTCGGTCTCGACCGGCGGGACGGCCAGATAGACGCGTTTCATCGCAATTTCCTTTGGATGAGATCTTCCGGCGGCGCCCGGCGGGTCTTCGCGTGCCAGCGGGTGCGCTTCCGGCGCGATCCGGACTTGAAATGGTCAGCCGGCAGGAACGTGATGACGGCGGTCACGTCCACGTTGGTGAGGAAAGCGAAGCGCGTGCCGCGATACGACATCAGCCAGAACTTGCGGCTCACGCCTTTCCAGTCCTGCGTTGCCATGGGCATCGCACCGCCCTTGCGACATGCGGAAAGGATTGGCCCGGCATCCGCGTCGGTAAGGCTTACGCCGTAGCGCTCGAATGCCCTTTGCTTGGCGTGGTCGGTAAGAACTTCGTGCAGATGGCGACCCCTTCGGAGAGTGCGACACGTGGCCACAGACGAAGCGCACTATCGGGGGATGCGTTGAAAACCTCAACCCCCATTTGCTCGAACGGCTCTACGAGCGAGGCGAAGTGCGGGAGCATCATGCGGCGGAGCGTTTCCTCGGTCTGTGTCGAACTGTCGTAGCCGCTGTGGAAGTGCGACTCACCGTTTGGCCCGTAGTGCATGTCGACACCGAATAGGACGAGGCGGCGCGCGCCCAATTGGACGGCCAGGTGCATCGCGGCATAGGCCGAGTTATTGCCGTGGCGGATGCGGCCGGGCTTGGGATCGTAACCCTCGCGCCCGCTCACGGTGTATTGCACGACCGGAGGCATGATTTCTCCGCCCGCATAGTTGAGGTTGAGCGTGACTTTCCATGTCGCCTGGTGTGCGAGCAGATTGAACAGGTTCTTGCGCCAGAAGATCGCGTCACCCCAGTAAAGCATCGTCGCGCGCGGCATGAACTCGTGCGCGCGGTTGATGGCGATGGACGGGGTACCGGCAAGTTGGTCGAATTGGAAGCCTTTGAGGCTGGGCCCGCCTGCAACTATGGCGACGGTCTGATCTCGGAAGATCGGCGGGATACCGTGTTTCACCAGCGCGGCGTGCCGTCTGGGTGCCGGGTGACGGCGACGTTTGCCCACATCGCGTTGGAGCGGTGCGCGCGGATCACGAAAGTTTTGTCCGGTCCATCCGGCAATTCGGTGTCGAGAGCGTCGTTGTAGGCTTTTGCGGCCGCTCTCAGCCTGGCCATTTTCTCGATCTGTTCGTCAGTCGGCTTCAGGTACTCAAACGTCGTTTTGTGCATCGTCATAGTCCCGTATTCCTCTCCGTCCTGAAATTCACCGCTGCCCTGTAGCGTGCCTTTTCATCTGGCCCCAGCGGGATAAAGCCCGAATGTAGAGCGTAGCAGTAGACATAGGTGTTTGGGGTTGCGCTCAGATAGACCTCGCCAGAGTGCAGAAGATCGATGCAGTTCTGGAGCTTCGACAGGACGAGATTGATGTCTGCCTCGCCACCTCGCACCGCGACCTGAAACTGTGGGCTGTCGATAGACCATGACGGGTCCGGTGCCGCGCCTGGCCGCGGATAAACGCAGATGGCGCGGTCAGGCTGATCGGCCATGTAGGCCTTCATCACGAACCAATCATCTCCCGCCGTGGCCGTGCCGATTGCTGCGGTCACGATCGCCGCAGCCACGTCATCGAGCAGGACGGGAAAGCTCATTGCTGGGACGGCCCTTCGTCGGTCTGGGTCTCGACGCTAACGCTGGCGCTGGAGCCCTGCAAATCGCTGGCCATGCCCGCTGCGATGCGCGCGCCCATGCCGTCTTCGGCTTCTATGAACGGCTGGCCCAGATAGAGCGCCTGCCCGACCTTGTGATGGGCCTGCAGGTTCTCGTGGACGAACAGCGCATAGGCGTCGGTCGATTCTCCGGTCTTGGGATTGATCTTCGCGGCTGGGCCGCCGTAGCCGAACTCGACGGTGACGTAATCGCCATCGATTTCAGGCGGTTTCACGTATGGCGAAGATCGGAGAGCGCCAGTCGCAACGGGGACAAGCGGCTGAGACTTTGCAATTATATCTGTCGCCTCGCGGTAGAGTTGCCTTCCAAGCGAGCGAGTCGCCCTGTCCCCATGCCGCATCAAGCCTTCTAGGACCGTAAGATTGTCATCCGTGCGATAGGTTCGGCCGCCGCTGCTCACTGGAACATAAATCTCGTTATGGCAGTCCCGCCGGTTTCATCCGGTGCTGCGTTGACTTCGACAAGCTTGGCTCGAGTGCCGTCGGGAAGGGTTACGCGATCGTCGACCGAAAGCGGGTCAGCGGTGTCCAGCCATGCGATCCCGCAGATTGCGATCAGTTGCCCGTCCGGCCCAATGATGTTCTTCCGCGTGTCGTTCACGCGCGCGATGTAGAACTTCGCGGCTCCGTAAGTCGGGGCATTGTACTGATCGCGAACGAGGAACGGCTCGACCTTCACGGTCTGCCGCATCATGTCCCGGAAGTCGTCTGCAAAAATCGCCATCAATCGTTACCGCGCGAAGTCCATGGGTCTTGCGTCGTATTGTTTGGGCCGGATGGATTGTCGAACTGGCCTGCCCAGAATGGAGGCGTCGGGCGGTCGGTGTCCTGCTCGACGCGGAGAATATCGCTCAGCGAGACACCGCCGGCGTAGATATTCGCGCCTGAGACATTGGCCTGCGATTCCAGCGCGTCGGCCTGCAAGAGATATTGCTTGGAGACTTGGCTGTAGCTGATGCGCAGATCGCCGACGGCCTTGTCGGCCCGGCGCGTGTACCGGCTGGCGAGCGCGCGCAGGAGTTTCGCGGCGCACAGTTTCACATCCGGATAGATCGTCAGTCCGTAATTGATCTCGCCATCCATGACCTGCTTATCGGTGCTGTCGGTGTCGCCCATCCAGAAGCGGACGGCATCCTTGTTCGAGGAGCGCGGATCGCCGGTGTAGGTCCAGACCGGTGAAGGCGCGAATGTGGCGCGGCCCTGCATCACGGTCGACCAGAAGTCGTTGGCGTCCTTGATCTTCGCGATGTGCAGATAGTTTGCCGTCAGCGCTGCCGTGTCGGCCGTCAGAAGGTGGATGCTGTATTTGCCGTCCGTTCCGGCGTTCGGAAGCGTAATTCCACCTGTACTCATAAGTTTCGTGACGACGGGCGTATCCTCAGCGGATATCGCAAGCGTCCATTGAATTTCCTGCACGCCGGAGATGTCCATCTGGACACCTTCGGCGTCGATGACCGTCGAGTTCACGTCGAACCGGTCGCCTTGATAGGTCTTAAAGTCTTGGTCCTGGATCGCCATTATTGGATGTACCAGTTCGCCGTATTGTTGGTGTTGTTCCAGATCGTGAGTTTGCCCCACTGGGTCGAGATAATACCGCTGGACGGGCTTCCTGTCGCGCCGTCGAGGGTGTCAGACCCGGACATGGTCACGCTGCAGGTGTTAGCCGACGCATCGATCTTCTTGATGGTCCAGAGCGCACCCGGAACGGTCGACCCTAGCGGCACCGTGAACACGATAGGACCGCCGGTGGCGTTGCAAAGCCACATCCGCGCCGTGCTGTCCAAGGTCGTGCTGGAGCCGATCGTGGTGTGCGTGAAGGTGGAGTGGGCGCCGCTTGGGACCGGGATCAGGCCGTTGGCGACGAGGAACGCGAAGTCGCCGCGGCCAATCCAGCGGACCCCGTTGTAAACGAAATCGATGTAGCTGCTCGCCTGCGCGACACCATTGAGCGTGACCGTCCCGGTGAGATCGCCGCTGATCGAACTCAGCTTATTTGAGCCAAGCTCAAGCACGACGCCGAACGTCTTGTCGACGAGGGTGTGAATCGTCTGGTTCATGCACGGCGAGGACGGGAAGTAGACGTGCATCACGGAGCCGGCGGCACCGGTACCGATCAGGTTCTGGTTCGGCGGCGCGCAATCCGGGACGGCGTAGGTCGTCGACGTCGGGTTGATGACTCCTGTGAGAGGACTCGTCGCGATTGGCGTGCCGTGCGTGTAGCGGGCGAGGCTGGGTGTCGCCTCCCCAAGATCGACGGCGAGCGAATCGGCCGGGTTCTGAACGAACACGTTGCTGTTGGGGAGGTTGCTTGTCCCCATCTTCACGCCGGTCGGCGTTTCTACGTCAGAGCTGACAAGAACGGCGCCGGGGATGTTTGTGTCGATGTCCAGCTTGAGCGTTGCCTGCGCGGACTGCCCGAGCGTGGGCGAGTCGATGCGTGCGAGGATCTGGTTGGCGCCTGAGTTCTTGTTGTTGCCGCCGACCGCGCAGTTCTTGACGGTATTGCTGCCGAGGTTGGACGGCGCGGTCGTGCGATTGACGATGTTGCCGCCGAAGGCATGGATCGAGCAGCCGTCGATGACGTTCTCGTGCGCCGTGCCCGTGAACTCGACGCCCTCGGTAAAGGCATTCTGCAGCGCCTGGTTCGTGTAAATCTGCATGTTGGAAACGAGGCTTCCGGCCGATCCATCATCGAACCACATGCTGATGCCCGTGCACTGGATGGCGAAAAGATGCGTTGCCGTAAGCGTGATCGTATTGCCGACATGGAAACAATTGCCGCGCGAGCCCGTGTCCATCTGCACGGCACCGGAGAAGAAGATGTTGAGATTGAGGCCTGTGCCGGAGCCACCGGATAGCACGCCGGTTGGCGATGGCGGGAAGACGGAGCACACGCCAGCGGTATCGGGGACAACCTTCGTTGCTGCACCGGTCGTCTTGTTGACCTGATAGACCAATGCGACAGGCTGCACCGAGCACGTGCCGCCTGGGATAGTGATGAGATCGCCGGATTGATAGTTCAGGCCCGCCGCTGCGATGGTCGCAGACGTGAAGCTGAACGCGAAGGCGTTATCGAGGAACTGGATTGTGTGACCCTGAATGCCGCCCGTGCACGTGATCTGCGCCGGGATGATCGCGCCGGTCGGGCTCGTCTTCATCGTGACCCAGCCGGACCAGTAATCCACGAAGCCTACATAGGCGGCAGAACCGTTATTGATGCAGTTAGCGTTGGTGAGGTCCGTGATCTGCTGGTTCGGCTGGACCTGGCACCACACGTTGTCGATGAGCGGGCATGTCGGCGTGATGCCGCTGATCTGGATCGTATCCCATCCGAGCGTTGCATTTCCGACGGCTGCACCGCCGGATAGGTTCGTCGTGGCCGCAGTGAAATTCTGTCCCGTCAGAAACGCAGAACTCGCGTGTGGGAGCAGGATATGCGAGGTGTCGATGATCTGCGCGGTGAAGGGCTGACCACCGGACGATTCCGCGCTGTGCGCCCCCGTCACATAGAGCAAGTCGCCCGTGATGGGGCAATTGTTCGGCGTATCCGTGCAGGCCGCGGTGAGCGTAAGAACGAGATGCCCGGCAAAACCAAAGCTGGCACCGTCCTGCACATTGCTCAGGCCCGTGCTGAACAGGCTGAACGCGGAGAGGCAAGTAAGATTGCAGCCAGCGTTGACGTTGTCCAAAACGATATTGCCGCCGCCGCGCTGGGATTTCCAATAGAGATGGTTCTGCGTCGCATCGATGTTGATGTCGCGAAGCAGGCCGTCGCGCGCGCGGTTCGATGTTGACGTCGTGATACCAGTCGCGCAGCCATAGACGTTCAGCGAGCGCAGGTCCGGATTGTCTGAATTGATCTGCAGGCACGTCCCGGATTCCGCGGCCACCATGTTGATGGTGTCGCGGAGTGATGCTGGTGCTGCACCGGTTCCGGCGCCATTGATGCCGGCACGGATCAGCGAGAAGCCTTCGCCCTTGCAATTTGAGCCCGCGCTGACGCCGCAGAAGAACGTCTTCCCGGATGCCAGCCAAAGCGTGTTCGGGAAATGCGTCCAGTCCGCAGAGTTCGGAAGGCCAACCGTGCCCGTCCCGTTGGCAGAGCGGTTCTGGTGGTTCGTCGGGCAGCCGATGTATCCGGTGGACGTGAAGTTCTGATCGAGGAGAAAGCTCGAGCCCGTCGAATTGCCGCAGATATTGATACCGGCGAGGCCAGCCAAGGCGGCCGCGGTCTGAGCCTGATTGAAGCAGTTCGTCGCCGCCGTTCCGAGCCCGTTGACCACGTCAGGCTTGCAGCCAGCCTTTAGAACATTGAGCAGGCCGAACTGGTCCGATAGCCCGACAGCGGAAAAATAGTGTGGCGTCGATGAGCCGTCCTTAAAGCACGTGATGTTGTCGACCACGCAGGTGCCAGAAATCATCTGGATCGTGGTGCCGCCCTGATCGCCGCAGTTGTTGTATCCGCAGGTGATCAGCATCGGCGTGCTGCCCCAGTTCGCGGTCTGAGGCACCAGCGTCGTGCTGGTCGGGCCGATCATCGTGAGTTGGCCCTGCGTCGGGACGGCAAACGACACATCGCTCAGGCCGAGCGTGAGCAAGGCGATCAGTGCCAGGCAGCGCGTGAGTGGGTGCAGGTTCATTGTGGCGTGATCCATGAGGAGATGACCCTGAGGGCAGCACCAGTCGCCTCGATCGAATAGGCGACGCCCTGCTGGGAAAGCTGAACGATATCCCCGCCGGATGTGCCGTCGATGCTCACGGAGCCGTTGTTTGCGGTGGTGTCCTTGCGGATGAATGTGACCTCGAATTTCTTCCCTGCCTGGGCGAGCGTGGGCAGGAATGTCACCCGGCAATCGGCCGCGGTGGCATCGAGATATATCGTGCCGAGATTATCGCCGGCGCTGACGGATTTGTTGCTATCGCTGGACAGGATGGTGCGGGAGGACGGCGCGAGCAAGACGGTCACGATCGAGAACTCGTCTTCCGTCTCGTCGCTCGATTCCAGTTCGACAGAGCCATAGGTGAAGACGGACATCCCGGAACCCTCTCAAGGTGTCGCCTGTGTAGCATAGGTCGGGGTGGTGTTGAACGCGGCGACATAGCCGGATTGGGCAGCCAGGTCGGCCACGAGATCGGCTTGCGTTGTGGCATCGACGGTCGCATTCAGCGACTTCGCGAACAGAAACGACGAGGTAATGCTCGCCAGATATCCGGAACCGGTCGTGTTCGATGTGATGTTGTTCGGCGCAACGAGGCTTGAGCTGTAGAGGTAGGTATGGCCGTTTGAGCTGGTCGTGCTGGGAGTGACAACCGTGCCGCCCGGAGATGTCGCAAGATTGAACGTGAGCCCGGACAGGTTCTTCACATAATACGGGGTCTCGCCGGAGAAATTTCCCGGAACGGTCTGATCCTGCTCGTTGAAGATGATCAGGTCGCCGTTCGACCACGTCGTCCCAGGCGGGAGGTTGCTGATCGTGAAAAGCCCTGTCCCGCTGTTCCAAGACAAAGTCGCGTCGTCGTAGAACGCTCCAAGCGCATCGCTGGTCATGAACGGCGCGCTGTGGCTGTTATTGGCCTGCCGGATCATCGACTCGTAGTGAGGGATGTAAGCCGTGCCCCAAACGTTGTGGATGTGCGTCGGCCAGCCCAGCTCAAGGTTCAGGAACGCAAGCGCGCCAGCCTTCTCCGTGCGGCCATAGGCCAGCCCGAGCGCGTGGCGCATGTAGGACGTGGTCCATTCATCGTTCGTGCCGCCTGCCGCGCTGTCCGTCTCGTTCCAGAGCCCGTTGGTGACGGGGTATGTCGGCAATAGCGGAAAATAAGCAGCTTCGGCGTCGAAGGTCGCCTGAAGAAGGTCGTTGAAGTATTGCCAGTATGCGGCGTTCTCTGGGTTGGTGTTTGGGAGAAGGCCTGCGGCGGCGCTGACATCGCGAATGCTCCATGCATCGGTGCGCAGCGTGTTCCCGTAGTTGAGGGTCGCGCCATAGTAGGTCGTGCCGCTGATAGTGAAGTTTCGGCTTGCACCACCCGCGCCGCCAATCGTCGTGACGGCACCAACAGATGCGACGCCGATGCCTTGAGAGCGGAACAGGACGGCGAGGCTTCCGAAATCCGCAACCTGATCCATCATCTGCGGCTCGGCAAACATCAGATAAGCGGTGCCGGTGAAGTCGGGCAGGTGCGAACTATCAGGCGTCGAGAAACCTGCAACCCAGACAGCGGAATTGCTCGGCGCGGTGAACCCAGCGGTAGCGACTGGATTGCCGTACCAACGCATTGTGGTCGCGGTCGATGACGGCATCCCGGAGCGAGAGGAATTCGTCAGGTTCGGAACTGACTTCGTGGTCGCATCGCGGAACTTGACAGGGAGGTTCGCCCCAATGAGCGCGATATTGCGCACCACCTGCTCGTCCACCGCCGCGCCGGTGAACAGGTATCGCGTCGCATAGGCTGACGTGGGGCCGATATCGTCACGCTCGCCAGTCTGCTCGAAATAGCGCGTGATGAAGCACGCGGTCATGATGAAATAAGAGCAGGACGAATTGCTGGCCGGCGAGTAGGTGCCGAACGCGTAGGACAGGATTAGGTGCGTGGAGCGCAGATAGGTGTTGCTAACTATGACGCGGACCGAAGTGTCGGCGGCTACGGTTCCTGCGCCCTGGATGTAGCTATATTGGCCGTTGCTCTCGGCCGAATACATCGTCCCGAACTGCGTCACATATGGATAGGCCTGAACGGTATGTGTCCCGCTCCCGTTGTTGGTCGGGACGATGTAGCCAATGCCCTGAGAGACGCTGTTGGAATCAGTCCCTATGGCGAAGTGATTCGCGTCAGGTCCGTTGTGCCCCGCGAAGTAAGTTGTGCCGGTCGAGAGATTGGACGGAAGCGTTCCCGTCGTGAAAAGGCGGAGCAGGAATCCAGATTCCAAGCCATTAGCCGTCGCCGTGAACCCGCACGCTTTGTTGCCGCAATACGCCTGAATGGTCGGGTCCCACACGAAAGACTGGCTATTGCCATGCGTGCCCCAGAGATCGCGGACAAGCGATGCGCCGTTATAGATGCCGACGCTCGTGAAGGCGCGATAGACGGGCGAGGGCGAGGCGACGTTGTAATAGGGCTGCGTCGTTCCCGCGAGATAGCGGATGCCATAGAGGCCGCCAGAGTTGTTCTGAAGGGCCTGGACATACCACCAATCCTCAAGCTGCCCGTGATCTGCACTCGATTGGCGATAGGCCGCGCGCACGCGCCAGACTGCGCCGGCATCGCCATCCATGTATTTGTAGTCGGCACCATTCGCAGAAATGCCTTGGTTCAGGTCTGCCGTCCACGTGCCGGAGAGATTGTCGAGGCCAACAACTTGCTCGTTGAGATCGAGACCGCCAGCGGCGAAGTCCGACAGCGCGCGCGATGAATTGCTCGGGACGGTGCCGCCATTATAGACGTTGACGGTGACGGAGCTGTTCGCGGAAATCGCCGTCGGCACGCGGAACATGAAAGCCGCATGCTTGAGAGAACCATCGGACCAGCAGGCCGGATGAACACTCTCTGAGAATGGGATCGTTGTCCCTCCCACAGCCAACTGGAACTGCGGCGCTCCTGTCGTGCAGCCATTCGCGATGTCGCCCTTCTTGAAGGCGTGGCCGAAGATCTGCGTGACGAAGTTGGTGGACTGGGTCGAGCCCGTCGGGTTGGTGAGCGTGAGAGTCGTAAGCAGCGTGCCGGTATGGGCCGTTACCGAGATGATGAATGGCGCCGAGGTCGTGTAGGTAAGATTGTTGGCGTCCGTGACCTGGATATCGACGTTCTCGCCAACGCCGGATGTGAGCGTGCCAGTTGACGATCGCTGAAGCGCCGCGCCGCTGATCTGGAACTTCGTATTGTCGGTGTCGACGTAGGTGTAGGGCGCGGTGCCCCCGACCGCAGACAGCGTGCCTACGCCGGTGCCGGCCGTAGCGTTGTCCACAATCGTGGCGCTGCCCGGAGGGGCGTTGCCGCCAAGCAGGATGCCTGTGGGTGCCGTTGGGATGGGAACGGACCCGCCGCGGATGATGAGGCCTGCATAAGAGGCCTGCGCGACGAGGAGTGAGAGCAGCAGGGATGCGAGGAAGCGCATCATGGGCTACTTAATCCAGACGAGCGGCTGGTTGAGATTGCCGTTGTTGTGCGTGATCGCCGGGAATGTGGTTGGGTAAGCACCATAGGTGATGGCGCCATAGTTCTGATCGCCGTTGGAGCCGGGTGCGACGTTTCCGAGAATAGCGTCGAGCAAGCTATTGGACACGGGAACGGCAACCAATGTTGGGGTGCCACCGCAGTTAACCATCAACGCGTACATAGTGCCGATGGTAACGGGAATTGAGAGCCCAGTTGAACTTACGAACCCCGTTCCAGATACCGACACCGAAGAAGGACTTTCGGCGATTTTGGTGAGGGGAACAGAATTTGTGGCGTCCCAAGAGAAGGCTGCAAATCTGCATCCGTTGCCATCGACCCCTTGGACGTTGACGCCGAGGCTCGTAAGGGTGCCGGTGCACATGGGCACGAACGGGATGTAATACGCACGATTGGCAGCAAGCTGCATCGTGGTTTTAGTTCCCGCTACGAAGCCGGTGTACCACTGGCCAGAGCCACAGCCAGCCGCTGGGAGTGCCCCCGAGCTTCCGCCGCCGCCGCATGACCCGGTTGTCCATGCGCCGCCGCTGCTGACCGCGCAATTCGTGCCCGAAGGGGCAAGACCTGATGGCTGCGTGCCAGGGCCGTTGGAGAGAAGCAGGGAATTTGCTGCCGGCATATTCACAGGCGCCGGGTTGATGTTCACGCTCGCCTGCGCAAGCGCCAGCGTTGGGATCAGGAGAAAAAGTGCGAGCCAGCGAAGCATGCGGAACTCCTACTGGTAATAGAGGATGTCGAGCTTGGCCGAAGCGGTCTGCTCGATGAACTTCAGGGCCGAAAGCGTGCCGACGTAGGTCATGCTTTGGCCGACCGCGAGCGGATAGCCGACCGATGCCGTCGGGTTGGTGCCGTCATCGCGAAATCTTACAGCTTGCGTCTCGCACGTGATGACCGCCGTCGTCGCGCCGCCAGGAACCGTCAGAGCAGTCGCGCTCGAAAGCGATGTGATCTGCTGGTAGCCAAGGGCCACAGCCGATGCCAGCTTTGTGGACTGCGCCGGCGAGTTCGTGGCCGGAACGACGCGCAGCGTGCCGGCGCTGCTGTTCCCGGCCCCGGTGTCGACGGTGTTGCTGTTCCACTGTGTGATGTTGCTGGATGACCCGCCACCACCAGATCCGCCGCCGTTGCACTGCGCGCCGGTCGACGAGTTGAAATAGATCGGCGATGGGACGCCTGTCGTATAGGTCACGGTATTGCAGTTCGTGACCGGGATGATCTTCGGCAGCGTCGCCGACTGCGCGAGCAGCTTTTCGGCCGGCAGGACGGTCAGGATCAGCACCCCGACCAGAATTCTTACCCAGTCCTTCAAGCTGCTCATGCCAAGCCTCCTAAAAAGCAACGGCGCCGATACGCTTCCCGCGCTCGACGCCGCCTTGCGCGATATGTTGCGCCTCGTGCGCTAAGTCTGTGACCCGACGACGGTCCAAGTCGGAGACGCGGCGGTTCCGGTGTTGATGTAAAGCTTGCCTGCGGTCTGGTCGGTGTATTCAGAGCCGGGGCCAGCCCACGTTGCTCCCGTTCCGGACGCGCCATTCACGGGCGTTCCCGGTGCCATCAGCTTCCAAACCTGCGAGGCCGCATGCAGACAAACCGCGCCGTTGAAAGCGCCGGGCGTGCCGCGCGTCGACGGCTGAACCGGAGGCTGGCGGGTGGCGCCGGGTGAGAACCTTGTTTCGGCGGTCATTTCTTGCTCCCGCTCTTCAGCTTGGCGATGTCGGCGCTCAGAAGCTCGAGCATTTCGCCCTGATCCTTGACCAGCGCTTCAAGCTTGGTGATGCGATCATGTTGTGCGTCGATGCGCGCTGCGTGTGCGGCATGGGACCGCGTGTCGAACGCCTGGCCGCCCTCGGACATCTCGATCAGGTTCTGGCTCTTCAGCGCCTCGATCGAGCCGGGCCCATTCTTCTCGCGCACCTCGCCCAGCTCCGCGGCAGAGATCACCTCGCCAGAATGACGGAGCTTGCCGTTGAACTCGAAACGGCCCTTAACGGTGGCGCTGAGGCCTGCGGAAACCATGCGAACTCCTTCAGCCGCCTATCAGGCGACGGCTGCGCTGTAGAAATAGCCGAGGTCCGAACCGGTCACCTTCATGTCGAAGGCGAACTGGCCGCGGATCACGTCATCCTTGACCTTTACGTCGTAGTACTGGTCGATCGCGACGCCGGCCGAATTCACCGCCGTCAGCTCCGTCCAGTCGAAGATCGCGGCCGCGCACGGCTCCATGATCGTCGGGGCCTGGTCGAGATAAGCCAGCAGCGCATTCTTGCCGAGCAGGAACGCATATGCCGCGGCACCGCCTTCGTTGTTCGTCGCATAGGACGCCTTGCCGACGATGTAGTTGTCGAGCTCCAGCGCGCGCGCGATCATCTCCTCGGTGATCGATTCCGAGGACGTGTATTTGTACTTGTCCTTGATGACCGGATTGCGCTTCAGGGCCTTGTGAACGGCAAGCGACACGATCAGCGTATTCGGCGTGCGGCCGGTGTTCTGCGCGACGGCGACCTGGCCATCGTCGATGTTCTTCTCTGGATCCGACGCATAGTCGGACCACTTCGTGAAGTCCGTCCCGCCAACCACATCCGTGCCCCAGATGCCGGTGGCGAAGAACTTCGATGCGAACAGCGAGTCCTGACGGATCAGCGAGCGCTGCGTCACGAGGCGGGTCGCGGCCTGATCAAGCGGCAGGCTCGGATCGGCGTTCTTGACCACCATGTCGGACAGCGGGACTTCGGTCCACCACGCCGTGCAGTCATAGCTGCCGGTCGACAGCGTGAAGCCGGAGCGCGGCGCGGGCTCGCCCGGAGCACGGGGCTTCATCGCGTCGTCGCGGTTCCAGTCGTTCTTGTTGAAGATGAAATACTTGTTCGTCATGTGCTGCACGGGCTTGGACTTGATGGCCCGGCGCGCGACGAAGTTCGTGTCGTCCTGGATGTAGGCGATGGAGAAGTCCGTCAACGCAAAGTCTACGTGGACGTCTTGGGGTGTCGGCTGCGACATTTCTCAGTGCTCCGTCTCAGGGTTTGGCGGCGTCTTTCGACGGGCCTTCCTTCTCCATTTCTGGCCTGCGGGCTGTTGCCTTACCCGCTCGGCCAGACCATCAAGGGTCGTGACGCATCACTGCGTCAGGCAACTAGTGAACGGTCCAAGGGCCGATAAGCAGGATCGTGCCAAGCTCGCCGGCGTTCGCAGTCTCGAGCGCGATACCGCGCGCATAGTTTCCGTAGTTCGCGCCGGACGAGGTGGGCCGCTTCATGACCGCCTTACCCTGCGCATCGGTGCCGACGAAGGTGTCGGGGTCGATGGTGAGTCCGCCGGTTCCGACATAAACCTTGGTCACGCCGAGAACGCGAACCTGGATCGCATCGCCCGATGCCGGGTTGCCCTGCGAGACGCCGAGCGGGATATCGGTCACCGCCGAGCATGGCACGACCGTATTCGAGGCGCTCAGCTTCACGAAAAGGAACTGGCCCGTGCCGTTGTAGCCATTGCCCGTCGCAAACGTGGAACCGGCAACTTGGCCCGGCAGGTCGAGGACTGGTGCTTCCCAAGCCATCTTTCACTCCGTCAAAGGGTCTGCCGCCGACATCGCGTCGGGGGCGGGTAATCTTACAGTCTTCAGGCCGCTTTCAGGGCTGCCTTGCGGTCGTCGGCTTCACGCTTGGCGAATTCTGGGTTCTGCGTGCGTGCCATACTGCGCGCCTTCTCGACCGTAAGTTTCGAGTCTTTTGCCATCAGCTCATGCGCCAGCTTGTCGATCGCCTCAAAGCCGGAACCGGCGCCGCGGAGCGCGTTACCCTTCTCCGCGAACAGCTCGCCCTTCTCGATGGCGGTGTTCATGGATTTCAGCACGGCCTCGACCTGATCGCCCAGCGTTGCATCGGCCTTGCGGACCTTCTGCAGCATGGCGGCGACTTCGGCGGGCTTGCCGGCGTTCGGGAATTCGGTTTCCGCGCGCTTGGTGATCGCAGCGCGCTGGTTGACGTCTTCCTGTTCGCCCAAGGCCTTGGCGAGACGGACGGATTCGGTGTTCTGGGCCTTGGCGAACTGGTAGCCCGCGTCGGTGCCAAAATCCTTCTTGGTCATGACCACGCCAGCGGAGGTCTGGAAGGCATCGCCCTTGGCGATCATCTTCTGCATGTCGTCGGCATCGTCGTCGGAGGCGGAGTTTGCGGCGATGTGCTTGTCGCGCTCGTCGGCGGACATCGCAGCGAAAGCGGCCTTGCCGCCCGTCGGCATCTTGGCGCCGTCCTTGTTCATGAATGCGGAGTGTTTCGCGCTCATCTTCTCGATGGCATCGGCGAAAGCTGCCTTCGCGAGCGCCGCGCCAAGCGCCTTCGTGATGTCTTCCTCGGTCGCAGTTTCCGCGAGGTTCAGGGCCTTCGCAAAATCCTTGAGCGCCATCACGTCGTCTCCGTTTTTGTGTGCGGTGGGGTCCAAAGCACTTGCAATAGCCCCCGGCATAAGACTTTGGATGTGGAAACTGAACTCTTCATATGATTTTTGCAAGAGGGCGTTTTGTTCGGCAGGTGCCGCTTCCTTCAGGATGTCGCGAGCGGAGACGAACAGCGCGCCCAGAGCGACGTCGATGTCAGGCTGCGCTTTCTCCATGTCCGCGCGAATGGCATCGGTTTTAAAGGCTTTTTCGACTGCATCGCCAAGGGCGATGATCGTGCCGAGTGCTTCCGGCTTGTCCGCCATCTTCGTGACGGTGCCGAGCAATGTGTCGCGCAGCGCGGCGACGTCCCGGCTCATGAACTCGCCCTTCGCAGCCGTCCAGCCGTCCGGAAGTGCGTCGATGGCGCCAAGTGCTTTGGCCCGGCGGATGATGTGCGCGCGGATTGCGGCATGGCTGCCCTTGCCGCGACCGATCGCGTGGATGGCGTTCTCGAGGTCGGAGCGGTTCTCGATCGGATAGCGTCCGCCAGGCATCGCGGCACCAGAATCGGCGGCGGAGCGGCGCTGTTCGGCGGAGAAATCGCGCTTCGTCAGGCGCATGTATTCGGCGTCGTCCGGACCGTCTTCGGTGACGCGCTTGAGTATGACGGCCTTTGCCCCCTTCTGCGCCGGCCGGTCGACCGCAGAGAATTCGTCCATCTGGAACGAGCGCATGATCCGCTTGGCCATCAGATGACCTCCTCGTCATCACCGCGCAGACCGCCGATGCTGAAGCCTGTGAATTCGCCAGACTTGAACTTTGCCAGCACGGACGGCGGAGGCTTGTAGCCCACGAGCAGCCCGGTCTGCTTGGTTTCCAGCCCGAAGGCTTTCGCCACGTCCTCGGTCAGCGGGAAGCAGAACAGGCACGTGCTGTCCGGTTCTCCGGCGTGCATCTCACGGGTGGCGCGGGAGTTTTCCATGAAGCCCACGGCCGCCTTGAACATCGCCTCTTCGGGGATGTGATCGTCCTGGCTGTCGTAGTAGGGCTTGCCGTCTTCCTTGCAGATGATGGCCCAGCCGAGCACGACGCCAAGGCCGTCATCGACCTTCAGAACCTCTACGCGCTTTTCAAATTGGTTCGCCACGCGGTCCCCTGACCAAAAGCGGCGTAACGATTAGCGCGAAACGGCGCGCGCGGCAATGGAGGGAGCCGGTTCGGAAAGTCGAACTGGGGCAGATGCCGCCGGTTCGGAAAGCAGGGGTGGGCTATTTCGCCTGCACACACACGCCTTTGACGGTCCAGATGCGGGAGTTGGGACCGAGCGACATCATGGCCGGGTTCTCCTCGACGCGCTGATCAAAACCCTTCGCCGTTCCGAGGCTGTCCGTGAACTGCGCCAGCGCCGCCTCGCACGCCTTCTGCGTCGGGAATTGCGCGGTTGTCGGGCCACCTACGGGCTGCGCATCCATCTGAAGCGCTACGCCGACGTACAAAATCAAAATCCACATCATCAGGTTTCCTTTGCTGGATGGTCGATCTGTTGAAGCATGAAGGTCATGGTCCGGTTTGCGATGTCACGGCTGATGCCGAGTTCGATCATTTGGTCGAACAGTGGCCGGAAGTGCGCGAGGCGCTGAGCGGTCTTATCGAAACAGGCATCACAAGCGATGATCTCACGCTCAATGGTGCTTCCGCGCAGCACGCGGCGCGTTCCAGCTTGGCCACAGGTGCATTTGAGAAGCGGGACGACGGTCATTCTTCCGCAGCCAGATCGAACTTCGCCATCACGTCCGTGAACATCTTCGGCTTGCGCTTCGGCTTCTTGCCGTCTGCCTCGCTTGATGCGGATGCGACATGGACAGCACCGACGCTGGGCTGGTCTTTGAAGAACGACACCGGATTGAAACGGTCGAGCGCCGCACGGAACCCCTTGGCTGTCCGAAAGCCTTTGTCCTCGGCCCAGTTCTCGTTCAGCGGTTCGTGGATTTCAGGACCGAATTGCAACGGGAAGTCTGGCGCTTTGATGGTGCTCACATCCTTGCCGCCTGCATCGTAGCTCAGCGAGACGTGCGGCTTGTAACCTGCGTAATCCCACGATGCGCCGGCGGCACGGCTCTCGTCCCATCGCCGCTGCAACTCGTCGGACTTGAAGTGCATGACGACGGCACCCTGATCGCCAAGCGGCGCGATGTGACGATCTCCACCGTGCGCGGTCACTTCGTTCGTGAGCGGTGCGAGGATGACAGGCGCGCGCGAATAGACCTGCGTGACGTGCATCTCTTCTGGCGGGACAAGGTTCGGGATGCCCGCATCCTTCGCCCATGCGTGCAGTTGATCTGCGTTCTTCAGATTGCGCCGGACATATAGACTGCCATCGGCTTTGAAGAAGTTGAGCGCGCGCTGCCAACCCGATCCGAGCGCTTCGGAAAACGATCCGAACATCACTAACCCTCCGACATGGACGCTGGGATTATAACCGAAATGCACCGGCAATTCGGGTGCAGTGTCGCATCCATCATCGGCCCGAATGGCGTCTCGAAAGGTTCGTCGAGGCCGACGCCGTTCTGGTTCATGACTTCGGCAGCGACACAGAATGGGCAAACCCGGTCATCCGGTGTGGCGAGCCAGCGGCGCTTTGTGCCCGCGTCGAGCCAGCCGTCGGCGACAGCCTGCTGCCAAGCGAGGCGCACACCCAAGTTCGAGGCGCGCATAGTTTCCGTCCGCGCGATGGTCTCAGCACGCGCAGCCAGTGTCCGATCCGCATATCGCTGGACCATGGTGTCGATCTGGTCGGGTGTGAGTTCGACAGTTGGGTTGTCGCCAAGCGCGCGTTCGAGTGTCGGGTCGAAGCGGCGGTCGCGGCGCGCACGGTTCAACGCCTCGACATCGCCGTTCTCCAGCATCTCGCGGAAGTTGCCAACGGCTTCGGCCTGCGTCTCGGTGAGCCCGATCAGCGATCTGATCTTGCGGGCCTGCTCGGTCGGATGGCCGCCGAATGCCATCGCGTCGGACACGACTTGCCGGATACCGGCCACGGTGTCGTCGGATATCTGCCGGATCAGCGAATAGCTGTTGTCCTTCGCGGCCTGAATGGCAAAGGGGTTTGTCATGTCGAAGCGCATCTTGACCTGGCCGCCGGCTATGCGACCTCCGGCTTCGGTCACAGCGGGAACGATAGTGTTGGGGATCGCCTCGGCACCGGCTTCGCCTGTGATGGTGAGCAGCGGCGGTTCGACGGCTTGGGCCAGCGCGGTCGGGTCGCCCAGTTGTTCCGTGACCAAGCGGATGGCCTCGTTCACATCCCCCGTCTCGACGGCTGAGATCAGGTTTCCGATGGTCGCCTTGTCGCGCCAGCGCTTGAGCGCGGCCGCAATTGCCGCAGCCAGTCCCGGCGCCCAACTATCGGCCAAGGTGAGGAGATAATCGTAGGTGTTCGCGTCGAGGGCCGCAGTCTCAGGGTCTTCGCCTGCAATCTTACGCAGCGCGGCCTTCTCGATAGGCGTCTTCCATGAGCGGACAAGCCTGCGGGAGGGCTGGCGGAGGTCGTGGGCGTGGCTGTGCGGGTCCATGGTGTGTCCAAGGTGCGCGGGATATGCCGCCCGCGCTCGGCGTTGCGAGCTAGTCGAAGTGGTATTTCCCGACCGTGGCACCGGCGTCGTTCATGACGTAGACGGTCCCGCTGCCATAGCGGCAAATGCCGTCCGCGCCGGTGGCGCCACCAAGCGCGGTGCAGCCAGAGGCGACGAGAATTTGTCGCTTCGCATCGGCGTTCTGATCGTCCTCTGTCCAAACGGAATGCGCCATTTGGATGCTCTCGAACCCGCTCTTCTCGACGTGCTTTATGGTCAACATGCTCATGATCTTCTTCTCCTGCTTCTTCTTCGATTGCGCGGAACGGAACCGCCGCGCGCGGTTCGTTATGCCTCCTATGTCGGATGCCGCCACACGGCAGCGAAGAACAGCGATGCGACGTAGATGAACGTTCCGAGTTCGGCGGCGAGCAGCCACATCAGCGGGCGGTTCATAGGTGCGGCGTATCGCTAGAAGCGATGTCTGGCTGCGGGCTTTGCTCGGATAATCTGTGGGCGCAGTTTTCAGGCCTCTCGGGCATTCGGTACTGGCCAGCGCAGTTAAAACCGCCACGCGTCGGCGAGCACAATTCTGGTCCGTCGTGAAGGTGGCAATCGCATGGTTTCATGACTTCGCACTCCTATTGGGTGTTGCTTTCTGGATCGGGCTTTTCCACGCAGCCTTATTGATCGCACGACGCTTGGCGGTGCCGGGTTTTGTGGGGATGACCATGGGCGATCCACCCGCATTTGCGCCCGCACCTTGGCCCTGTCCTGCGTCGGAGGCTTCGGATTGCGTGGCTGCAGGGTCGACATCGGACGCCTCGGATGCAGCGCCGCCCGTGCGCAGGTCTTGCCCCGCATCGCCAACCAGCGGATTAAGCCCGACTTCCTCGCGCACAGTTGCCTCGGTTTGTGGTGTCGGCGTGATCATGCCCACGCCGGTGAGCGCCTGCACAGCCTGCGCGAACTCCAAGATATCGCCCTTCGCAATATCGCCATGCACGAGCACGCATTTTCCTTCCATGCTGTTGAGCTTGAGGATGTCCGGGATGGCATGGCGGTTGAACTCGGCTGTGATGAGGTCGAGGATGAACTCGATGGCCGTCGAGAACATATCCGTCTTGTTCTTCGACATGGCGAATGAGCCGCGCGATCCTCCGCTGCCGCCCATGCTGAGCATGAGGAAGTCGGCCAAGAACGTGGCTGCGATGCGGTGGTCGTAACGCTGAACGATGGGGTCGGTGTCGATCTGCCGGCGGCCACCCGTGCTCAGCAGCGTGAAGTCCAGACGCTTATTGCCTTTCTCGTCATACATCTGCGGAAAGACAAAACCTTCTTGCTCATTGCGGGTCGTATCGCGGACAGCCTCTTTGCATGACGCATACTTCGCTTTGTCGTCCGCGCTGGCGTTCGGGTAGGTCCATTCTGGCGGAACCCACATAATCGGCAATCCAGCAAGATCGCGCTCGATGCCGATGGCCTCAATCTCTTG